TGATCTTTGCCGCCTTGATCTTGAGCAGTCACGCCAGCTTCAACGAAGAGTTCGCTCTTCGAGATAACCTGACTAACAGTCTTGAGAAGACCTTCGATCTTCTGAGCTGCTTCCGCGTCATGGCTATGAAGCGACTTGACCATAAGACCAAGCTCGTCTGCTGTATGGCCAGGGATGTTCCCGTAGCTCTTAGCAGCTTTCTCAATAAACTCTTTGGTGAGACGCTCGTCGCGCTCAACCTTGAGAACCTCTTCGAGTTCCGCTGCTTTCTTTACAGCTTCCTCGTTTGCCTTCCAAAGATTCTCAACTTGAGCGCGTACCTCATCAGGGATGTCATTCATATTGATTGAATCTTCAGAAGACTTTTCCATTGCGACATCTTCTTGTGCCATAGGAGTCTCCTGTACTTCTTCCGGTTTTTCGAAATCGAGAAGCGTAGCCAAAGCGACCAACGCATCCTTCATCCCTGTTTCATCCTTGTACGCCTGAACAATTCTCATCGCTCCGATGAGTCCGTGTCGTGCGTCGTCGGTCAGTTCTTTACTCACCAGAGCTTCAACCACCTCAGTCTCTTGCTCCAGTGGGACATCGATAATGTCTTTAATAATGTCGTTCATTTGTTCTGCTTTCCTAATAGCAAACACACGCTGATTAGCGCCCTTATCCACGAGGGACACTTCTACAGTATCTAGATCGATCAGCGTATTGACGGTATCTTCCATAAACCCGCAGTCCTTTGCGAATGAACATAAATATACTGGTGCTTTGAATCAGCTAAGGTGGGACTTTAAATCAGTCTATGTGTGAGCAATTAAATCTACTCAAATAGAATTGTAAAGAAATCTTTAGTTTTCGTCAAGTTAGTAAAGACTTCTTTGTTTTTGACTAGCTTCTTGTTGGGGGTGCAAATGAGTTACCCCCTGTTGGCCCCCTATTATAAGGTGTATCTACTGTGGCCGTAGGCTCCCCTTCTAACCTATCCGCTAGTGATGGTGGCCGGGGGGCTTGCATTGTGTGGTATGTAATATTCGGTAGCTCGGATTTCTTTCGCTCGATACGATGGCCATAGCCACCAATACTGAACCCAGTAATAGAGCCGTCCATAACAGCCTTATATTCCTCGTCGCCAAGTCTGACTCCCATCACCCAGGTACCTGAAGTGATGTAGTCGTCACCAAAGGGAATCCTGTATGAATTATGGTCTTCCCCGGCTAGAGCCTTCCGATAATCCTCATCGGAAGGATAATGAACTACATATGATTCTACCACCTTAGCGTTTGCTAAGGATGTATGCTGCCTGCCTACCGTTCTGCTCTTCTCCAGATATTTGTGAGCCGTGTCTTCAATCTCACCAACCGGAACCATATCCCCATGAGCGTCCTCTTCATCTGGAGATAGAACAGCAGAATAGACAATTCTCTTCGAGTCATCACTCTTGGTGATCGAGACTTCAAAGTCTTCACTCTGTTTGTCCTCCACATATTTAAACATCGACTTAACTTTGCGACCCACTTCACCAGAGTCTCCGTGGCGACGCAGTGCGGCAGGATGAGGGAGAGTGAAATCTGCTTTCTCCCCCAGATATTCCTTAGCCACTCTACCCAATGCTACAGTAAGGGTATGTTCATTTGACTTCTCAGGGTACATATCCGCATATCGTTCTATATCTAAGATATCTACATCTGATTTAACTACACCCATAGGGTCTAGATAACTGTTCTTAAATACAGCTCCGTCTGGACCCACCAGAAACTCACGCCTTGCTTTCTCAAGAGGTGTTGGTTCTGCAACTACAAACAGAATATCAGACTTTCCTACGAGCCTAGCCATTTGGTCTCCCCCACTTATTGGCAGCTTACGTCTAACCATTTCGCGCAATATTAAACGCGCTGCCTTTAACATTCCTAGACGCTTCTCGCCTTTAGTATTTCCCATCCCATACCACTGCTTCAGACGCTTCCACATCATTCGCAAATCGTGGTCCTTCATATTGCGAACTACGTTTGTAGTAATATCGTAGAGACGGACTTGAGGCCCACCCCTCTTACTCCCCTCAGCTTTCTTCGCCTCTTCACGACGGACAACTGACTCAGACCAACGCTTACCAGCGTCCCCACCCCAGAGAAGCCAAGCGATGAAACCATTGGTTGGCTTTGAGTCACTACCCCATCTGCGCCCTTGAGAGTCAGGCCCCGTCTTCTTGTCGCCTTTGTGTCGGCTGAAGTAAGCTTTCATTCTCTTAACGGTAGAGTATGAAACCTTCCCCCCGATCAAGTCACGAGCCCTAGCAATACCAGAGCCGATACCCTGCTTGCCCGCTTCCTGTGGAGTTAGCCCCCCGCGTCCAAACTTCTCACGAAGTCGGAGACCTCTGCGAGCAGCCGACCGAACATCTTGAGGAACCGTAAAAGACTCCTCCTTCTGCATATGCGTTTCGATTAGCTCGACTTCCAAAACCTCAGTGGCTTTGTCATGAGGCACAAAACCATCAGGTGGGTTAGCCATGAGCTTCACACCGTCTATGTCATACACCATCCAGTGATGACCTTTGGGAGCAGGCACCTTAATAGTTTTAGGCATCTGTATCCTCCACCTCTGCTACAGGCTCTTCTAACTCAGCCGGTTCTTCCATCTGCTCCAAGTCACCCATAAGACCAGCTGCCCTAATATCAGGGTCAGCCTTGGGCAGCCGACTCATCGCACGAAGGTGATCTTCAATCTTCTTATCGGGAGTAATGAGCCCAGCCATAACCATCCGGTTAAGGAAGTTGGACATCTCTTCGAGCTGAGGAGTATCAATCGGAGATGTATCTACCTTGGGCCAAATCTCTTGGTCGAACTCAGGGTTGAGAGCAAAGAGCTTGTTAACCGCGAAGCGGTTGAAGACACTCTTAATATTATCGACAAGACTTCCCAAAGACATCTGGAACATCTTCATCTTATTACCGACCAGGGAACTACTGCTCCCGCCATCGGCACCCAGAGTTACGAACTCTGTAAACGTAGACATTGCGATACGAGATTCATAACGCTTCACTACTTCGTCCGTCGCTATCTGCCGACTACCACCTGTAGTCAAAAGTGAAAGCTTGTAGCCTGTTGGCCTACCCTCTGGGTCTGTCTCGGACGGCATCAAGATACCAGCCCGCTCATCTCGCCGAATCTGCTGGACTAGGTTCTCTAGGTCTGAACGTAGAGTCGCGTCCCCAGAATCTGCATCAGTAGACAGGATGCGTGGCGGCACCTGCATCACAGGCAAACCAGCTAAGTCACGCTCAATTCCAATTGCTTCAATCTCTTGGATGCGGCGTAGGAAGTACCAGCTACGGTAGGCATTACGTAGGATGCTTCTACCCTGTGGATTATTTCTCGTAGTTCGTGTACGAAAGAGAAGCGACTTTTCCATAGGGACAAAGTGCTGAGTGTAGTCAGGAAGGCCAGATTGGTGCATACCCAAGATGCCCCCATCACTATCTATCTCCCACCGATCTAGCGTTTCCTGACCACGAGGCGCAAACATGCGCCAACCTACTCGATTATCTTTATACCGACTGTTGAGATTAGGGTTCTTATTCTTACCCCGTCGAATCTTGTACAGCACTTCGAAGTAACTGAAACCGTATGGCAGCATTGTTAGTACTTCTGAGATGAAGTCACCCCAGGTATTAGACATGTCATCTAAACATTGCTCTAAAAACTCTGCCGCTTCCTGAGCTTCGTCGCTGTCGTCTGCGGGCTTCACATGCCAATCGAGCCCGCGAATCAGAGACTCAATGCCGTGAAGCATCGCCCCAACGATAGGATCGTTGTCACGCATCTCAGTGTAGACTTTGAACTCCCGCTCCCACGTCGAGAGTTTGGCGTGCCACTCTTCATCGATATACCCACCGTAATGCTTGAGCCCGGTAGTACCGTGGATTCTCAAGTCGGCTTTCTTTTTCCTAGGCATCTAATCAAACCCCCCAAGGGCTAGTTCTCAAACCAGCGTTTGAAACCACTAGGTCCGTAATAAACTCTCTATGGCTTTTAAAAGCCAGGGCTAATGCGTCCGCACGGTCAGGGGACAGTATCCCCCGTCTACGCATCTCGTCTTTCGACTCAATCTTAATCTTGCCCTTTGAATCAATCGTGTACTGAAGCTCGGATAGCTGGACTGCCATGTCCTCATCACGAGGATCGATGTCCATATCACCCTTCTCAAAACGCTCGCGTAGGTTCCAGTACAGCTCAGCACGCTCGTTGAGGAACCTATTCTTGTCCGTTGCACTACGAGATACGTTCACATCTACGATAGCTCGCTTGAATTCAGACTCTTTCAGGCGGTCGATAACGCCACCACCTACACCACAACCGTCCACGAAGATGGATTCAGGTCCGTTCTGTCGGGCAAGTTCTATGATTTTGCCCACAGAATTCATCGTATTACTGTCATTCCATGCACCAATAACACGCGCTTTAGATCCTTTACGCATCACAACTATCGTTTCATTGCTCCCAAACCGTGCGATATCCACACCAAATGTACAGATACCGTCCTCATGTAGCGTTCTATTTTTCGCTTCGTCTACCCAGGCCATCGGAATCAACGCATTGTCCTGATTGTCTGGGAACTGACCAAGCACTCGCGCCTGCCAAATAGGAGAGCTGTCGCCATACTTTTCATACTGAGCGCGTGCCCAGTGAGGCGTTACCAAAGTCGGGTAAGGAAGGGGGGAGTGGATTTTGTTCTCCCACCTGTTCGTCGAAACATCTTCTGGAGTAATACCGAACGTCGTGAAATTAGGTGTATCAAAGCAAGACACAGCAAAATTGCTACAAGCAGGGTTTTTAAACGCACGCCCAAACGGAGTGTTCTCATTGGTGGGGTTACCTATTCGCAACAATCTACTGTGAGAACTACTCAGGATAGATTCGATACCTTGATCTATGGCATCCGTGATGCCACAAGCTTCATCAACCACAACAAGGCAGTGCTCCGCATGGAACCCCTGAAACTTATCCGGGTCGTAATCGTTCGCCGTAAACCCCATCGCCATCCAGTCAGAAGAAATATTCAACTGCTGTTTGAGCATCTTGCCACCCAAGGGAATCTTGCTCTTAGCGTGGGCTGTACGAATCTCCTTCCAGAGAATCCCCCTAACCTGACGGTCAGTAGGAGCAGTCGTGATGACTAGAGAGGAAGGGAAGTTGTACAGGAACCACATGACTGCGCGAGATGCCAGCCAGGACTTACCAATACCGTGGCCAGAACGAACATTCGTCTCGCGGTGGTCTGCTACTGATTGGAGAACTTGAGATTGTACAGGCCAAGGTCTCTCTCCCAACACCTGACGTATCCACCAAGTAGGGTTAGACCTAGACTTCGCAAGCAGGGAGTGCTTGTTCTTATATGCACCGATAGGTGCTCCTGAACTTTCAGCAGCGTCTGCCATTTTTATTTATAGTCCGCATTTGAATCAGCGGGGTTACGAGTCGTATCAATCTGACTCTATTACGACCTCATTTGAATCAGAGGTCTTCTCATCGTTCATAACAAACTCTGCCCAGTTGGCAATATTAATAGCGCCGCCATTCGGCCCAGATAGCTCATGCCGAACCGGCGCATCCAAACCAATCAACTTGGAGCGACGCTCCATGATTCGGAGCACAGAGTTTACTGCCTTGTCATTACCACCCATCGCATCTGGCCACACCGCGTTGGTTAGGTGATCCAGTCTCTCTAGTTCAAGATATACCATCTCTTCTAGGTCCAGGTTAGATTCTACATTCTTCACCAGGTTGCTCATGCGGCTGCGAACCCGACCCAACGGGACATCCAGAGTCTTAGAGATTTGTGCGTAGGTCTTACCCTGGATACGCAGAGCCAATACCTGAGCTGTCTCTTTGTCCAGCTTGAATGGCTTCTTCTCTAAGTTCTGTAGAGCAGTCATGAATTCATGATAGCTTATGATTTAATTCTAAACAAGTAGTGAGAATCGAGGCACGTGGAAGCGTTAGTCGGGAGATACTTCCACGGCACTCGATTGAAGGGGGCGAGCACATCCATCGTGCGCGTGAAGCACCCACCCCAAAAAGCACTCGTAAAAATAGTAGTAGGTGTCGGAGTTTAGTGCAAGTTCTCAGCTATGACGCAGTGCGTTAATAGTTGGGAAATTACAAAAATTTTGTGTGAGGTTACCCGCAGGCCTAACGCAGCGCGTTAGACGCAGCGCGTCACAGGATGTGGGGGGTCAAGTAGCAAGTAGCAAGTAGCACTAGCGGCAAGTAGCAAGTAGCAAGTAGACCTAGCAGCAAGTAGCAAGTAGTAGGCGCTACTACCCACTAAGGAAAAGCGAAAGAAAAGTTAGCTATAGGCTTGACAGGACCTTCCACATGCTTCACAATGGGGCTGGGACTTGTCCCGCCGCCTACACAATGTAGGCGGGTTGGTCCTACCAATTAGGTAGGGGTGGTTACTGTCCAATGGTTGGACACTAACTTACTGTCCAAGGTTGGACACTAACAGTTACTGTCCAAGGTTGGACAGAAAGTGAAATCAGTCATGGCAAAATCAGCTGACATGAAAAAGCAAGAAGCACACAAGGTTAACTCTACTAAGGCAGCCTATGCGACCCTAGCAACGCTCAACACGTTGTCCGATATTGCGACTCGGATTGCAGGTCAAGGTGTCGTTGTCCTACGCTCGCCAGCAAGTGGCAAGGTGCGAGGTGGCAAGCGTGAGACACCCGTAGACGTATTCGACGCGTCTCAATATGGGAAGTCTAAGGCTGCCAGTGCAGGCACTTACAAGGCTGGACATGCTCATATCTACATTAGCCAAGCGTGTACGCTGAAAGAGGTTCAAGAGTGCCTGGCCAAGGGGCTTTATACGCTCAAGTTCCACCAACCTATCAAAGGTGACGCTAGCCTAGAACCGCGCAAGGCAGACCCATTCACGGGAAAAGACCTTACAGGCAAACCAGGTAAGGCTGAATGGAAGTGGGCACGCGCGCAGCTGGCCCCATTCTCGTCTCAGATTGCGAAGCTATACTGGAGTCCGCTAAAGGCTGTATCATCGGCCAAGCGGGACGCTACCAAGGCCAAGCAAGAAGCAGCCAAGCAAGAAGCTGAAAAGGGAATGAGCGAAGCTGAGAAGGCTCTTAGCGCTTTCCGCGAAGCTAACAAGCTACCTAAGGTAAGATGGACTCTAGACGGCGCTAAGATGGACAAGCTACCCTTGGACCAAGTGGAGCGAATCCAAGGTGCAATGACTAAGGCTATGGCCAAGCGGGTTGTCATCAACGCGGCCGACCTTACCAAGGCCAAGGCATACCGTGACGAAATCACGCCACTGGTAGACGCCGCGCTCAAGTCTCAACCTGCGACTGCAAGCACGGCGGAAAAGAGTCAAGCAGATACCAAGGCCAAGGCCAAGCGTGCGAACAAGGTCGCAGGTGTCAAGGCCACTCCTAGCCTAAGAGCGGAGTCAGCCAAGGCCAGCTAAGCATTCATGCCCTAGCGCCTCTTAGAATGGATTCTAAGGGGCCCTAGCGGGATAAATGCTTAGTGTCCAAGGTTGGACATAAACACACAGGAGACACACAATGCGGAAACACGAAAGACTTAGAACACTAGCTGCGCGGCAACTAGACAAGATGACCAGGGAAGCGCAGCTAGACCTAGCACGTTGCACACAAGGGGCGCGAACTAACTACGAGGCTCGTCGAAAGCAAAACCAGGTGTTCCCGCTCCCAGAGCACCCTATAGGCTCTAACGATTTCAGTGGCTGGTTCCACGGGTCAGGCCAGTTCAAGGTATGGGGTGCGATGTCCTATCGGGCTAGGGTAGAACTGGCTAGGGTAGCCAAGCCACTAGCAGCCCCTGGGGCGCTGTACGAGAGTGGTATGGCTAACGAGCGGACCAGCCCCTACGAGTCAGCGAAGCTAGACGACAATGGGTCCATTCCGAGCGAGTGCGCCTACCTGCTACGCGTCGCGGTTGGTATAGAGTAGAAAGTATCACTACCCACTAGGTGCACCACAAAAGTGGTGCATCGTTTGGACTGAAAATGACACAGTGCATAACCACAAAAGTGACTCACGCCACAAAAGTGACGCACCACAAAAGTGGTGTCTCCAAATGGATACGCCACAAAAGTGGTGTCTCCAATCGTTTACAAGATGTATCCAAGTGGAGACGCCGAAATAGTGGTGCCATACATGTATGGCAACGTACGTTGCCATATGTTGCCATATGTTGCCATACGTTGCCCTATACGTATGGCAACGTATGTTGCCCTATGTTGCCCTATGTTGCCATACGTTGCCATACGTTGCCATACGTCCTCGCGCGCATGTGGGCGCATGTGTGCGCGCACGACGTAATACAGCGCGAAAATTCTCGAATACTTTTTTTTACGCGTCACGTGTAAGGGAATTTTTGAAAAAATATTTTTTTTTACGCGTCACGTGTAGAGGAATTTTTGAAAACTTTTTTTAGTGTCCAAGTTTGGACACAAACACCAGGAGATACACACAATGTTAGTAGCAGCTTTCTTAACTGTAGGTTTTTTCGGGTTCGCGGGCTGGGATTTCGCACCCCGATGAACCAGGGATTGCAGTGCAATGCATGCATGGTTGCATGCAGCGTATACCCTATAGGGTATATGCGCTGCACTGCAAGGCGTTGCACACGCTACGCAACTTGCAACTATACGGAATCATTAAAGATTCCCGTTTGAGTTGCATAGCGTTGCACTATAATTGCATGATATTTCGTAATTTTCATGCAACGTCCAACTATTTGTAATCATTAGGCTTTTCAGAGTGGGTTGCACGCCGCTTTTTTTATGCAACTCACTATAGACAACAGTTACTGTCCATACTTGGACACAAAAGGAGTTCGTGATGCACAACGCTCACACGCTACAAATTATGAACCGTCCATCGCCTAGGGCCCAAGGGCTCCTGTTTGAAACGGAACTTCACACTTTCCACCTCGTTCGTAAGGACCGGAAGGGAAAGCGATTTGAATTCCGCACGTACCAGATTGGTGGCGAAGCGGGCATGGCCCGAGTCAAGAGTGCTGACGTGGATTACACTACCTCTGGCTTCGATGGTGAGCTGGAAGCCCTAGAGGCTTTCCGTCTCCACCTGGTGAAGGCAGGTATCGTCACGAAGGTCTCGAAATTTCCGCCAAGATTTTTTCCAGGTAGAGGCCAGCGAGTCTGTCGGTTCAACCCCCACACCGACATGTTCTACGCTGTGAAGGTAAAGTAGTGGTACTATTTGCAAAGCTAATAGCGATACTATATCTTTTCAAACTGATTAGCCTGGGTTGTGACTGGGCGGAGGATTTCAAAGATGAATTACCAAAGACACGCTGAAGTTAGCCAAGCCATGGTTAATAAGGGCTACCCTCAATCAATCAAAAATCTCTCGTTGGATGAGCTGGACAGAATCCAGCAGATGGAGTGCGAGCACATCATGCATCCAGCTATTTACCCTCTCGGAGAGGTGGATGATTTGAATGAGTGTACAATTGATGAGCTAGAGGCACGCATCGACAGCTGCCTAGAGTTGGCATCGACCTACGAGCGTCGCTCGAATAACGACTTCCGTCAGGCTTGGGAGCGTATGAAGTACAGCTCGTGGGCAGAGCGAGTGATGGAAGTGGCGGACGAGCTTGCAGACTTGATCGAGTACAGAAACAACCCACCTACATGGTGAACTTAATGTCCAAAGTTGGACACAAACTGTAGGAGTTGTGGTCAGACCAAGAACCAACAGGCTGAATTACTGCGGAGTACTGGTAAGTCGTTCAAACAGAAGAGGCAACGGGCAGGCTGCGTGCCACCTACTGACCTCAAGCAGCTGACTTTTACCATGCCTGCACAGCTGAATAAACGGTGACGTGCTGGCCACAACTTCTACATTTAATGTCCAAACTTGGACACAAACTGCGAGGCATACTCGCGTAAGGAAACATGAAAATGTTTGAAGCTCTTTTATATTTTCCGATGACTGAAGACGAACGTGCTGATGGTACTTCGATACCTGGCACAGGGGCATGTAAGCTGCTCAAGAAATTTGACAGCATCCACAAGGTACTTGATTGGCTGAATACGGTGCGGGCCCAGAATACCAAGTACATGGATACTGGTGAGGGGTTCTGTTATACCTTCCGTCTCTCTGGCTTCAAGTTCCTGGAGCTAAAAACACATCAGTATCAAACAGAGTACTCGTCGCGCAGTGGTACGAAGTTAGATGAACTCTCATCGATGGTTTTCGATGTTAATGAATTCATCTCTCGCAATGAGGATGATGTGGATGAGTACCTCTTCAAGTGTGTGAAGAAGCACATTATTCAGAAGTATGTCAAGTTCGTGGGGAAGCCCAACCAGTTGGGTGAAGAACTTGGGTATGGTACCCGTGTGGTCATCAAGTCCATGGGCGAGGACTTCGCCCTGGTCCACATGGTCCCTGACGGGACGGGGCAGATAGACTTCCACTTCCAGAAGCTGGACACGTGCCAGCATGAGTGGGTGGAGTCTATGGGGTGGGCATCATACCCGGCTCCCATGGAGACCAAGCCTTCAGTTCGTACCGGTAAGTACACTTGCCGGAATTGTGGGGAAGAGCGTGTGCATCTTCAGGACACCCCCTTTTAATTTTAGTGTCCAAGTTTGGACAGTAAGTATCCGCGAACCAGGAGAAACCAATGGTAGATGATCCAACAAAACGTCCATGTCCAAAGTGTAAGTCAGACAAGGTAAGGACCTACACACACCCAAGAGGCTTATCGTTCGGCTGCTACGTGCAGTGCGACAGGTGCGTAACGGTTGTTCGAGACTACACCATAGATAACTATACATCGAAACGAAAAGGTTGAGGGTTACCCAATGACAATCTCTCATATGAAAGCCCTGGCTGTACTCATCATAGAGTACTCAGGTTCATCAACTCCTCATGACTTAGCAGTTGTGGCACATGCCAAAGCCCTCGTGATGGGGTTGGAGAAACTTGAAAAGGAACTCCTGAAAATGCAGGAGGACCTTGGGGATGTATGGGTGACAGATACACGTGACCAGAGAATGTGGTCATCGATAGACGACAGGTTTGAAACAATTTTACAGGGAGAGACTAATGATCTGCCACGTAGTTAGGACAGAAGGGGGTGAGACCACCACCAAAACTTTTCAAAATCTTCTCGCCGCAGTGAGCTACATCGATGAGATGGAGGAGAAGATTGAGGGGTGGTGGAATGAACTAACCCCACGTAACTTTCAGTGTGAACTGGTATTCGAGGGAGGGTTCTCCATACAGGAGACAGTGGTGAATGACGCTGGCACATTCACAGACCCGCAGAAAAAATTCGATGAGTGGGACCTAAGCGCACCACGAGGAAAATCATCTGGTTACACAGCTGGGCCAAAGGGTGAGTTCATGCATGACTTTCAAACTTGGCTCATTGATGGACTGTGCTTTGAGTACGGTTTGGATGATGGGGAAGTGTACAGAATTATACAAATGTACGTAGACGGAAAGCCCATTGTAACTGTGAGCATTGGACATGGTGGGTATACAGCCCACCGTTACAAGTGGAACGATAGTACCTTTCATTATGAGGGGGTGTCATGACACACGAAGAAGAAATCCAAAAGCTAAAGACTACCATCTCCAAGCAACGCAAGAGTAGGAAGGAGGTAAACAAAGAGCTGGCTAATGAGAAGCTACGCTACTCAAAACTAGAGGAGAAGTTTAACAAGCTGGCCCAAAAACCTAAGACTCCACTGAGAAAACAACTTGAGAACGTCAAGAGAAACTATTCTCAGGCGTTGTCTTCCGAGCGTGAAATAAAAAGAGAGTACGATAACTTCGTCAAGGTAAATCAAAAACGTGTGGATCACTGGCAAAAGACAGCGGAGGGTTTCGCAAAGCAGGTTGAATCACTCAAGGAAGAACTTCGAAAGTCAAAACAAAATAACCGTGAAACCATGGTCGAGATTCTAGAGGCACAGCTACCGGCAGGGTTTCACAACATCCTTAACAGGTTACTTAACCCAGAGGATTACCAATGAAAAAGCAGACACTACTTAGACAGCTAGCATCAACCCACAATCAACTGGCCGAGGCTTTGGATAGGGCAGAGGCAGCAGAGCGTAGGGCACAGCAGCCCGTAGAGGAGGAGCCAGAAGTTTCTTACAACTTCTTTGGGATTGTAATTGCCCTAGGTGTTGTAGGTGCAGGGGTGTGGGGGATGTTGACCTATGTCTAATGCATTTAACATAGCTCTCGTATGGAGCTGCATCATCCTAATCATAAAAGGTATCTGGCACATGAAGGTAGGGGGAGAAGCAAACTATGAAGCGATGAAGTGGTTGTGGATTACAGCAGCGTTCTCGCTGACAGTCTTCCACGTGGTTGTAACAAATAAGAATAAGAGAACTTAGAACAGGGTAAAACACACAGGAGAACACACATGAGTTTTTTCAAGAAGAGTAATGGACAGTCAACTACCCCACGCCAGGACATGGCGCGTCACATGGTGGAGTTCGTAGAGAATGGGGGAAGCCAGGAAGTGGCTGATGAGTTTGAAGAGGCTTCAGCTATTGGTCACCGACCACAAGGGTGTACACGTACACCAACAAAAGAATATAGAGAGTAGCTTTTTTTTCAGTAACCCTATAGACTTTAGTTAATAGATAACATAATCACCGGGGGAATAATGATAGAGGAATATTTTAAACAGGAGTTTTTAACCCCTTTGCCAGCCTTACTTGGTTGGTTGGGATTGAAGTTAACCGGATTGATTTTTACAGGAGAGTAGAATGCGTAGAGGAAAAGCAGCACTTGAAGAACGTAGAAACACAGCAGCTGAGTTGAAAGCTCAGCGTGCAGCACGGTCACCTGAACAACAGCTCGAAGTAATTAAGAGCCGTCCTGGTCAGAGTGCGCGTGAGACTACACGTCTTCAGGCACAGATTAAAGCGGCTAAGTAAAACACCACAGCCTGGGCATGCTTTGAACTGCCCATCTTTTTAATGTCCAAGTTTGGACACTAACTTATCGGAGACACACATGACAGTAGTAGCAGCAGGACCAATTATCGAAGCAACCAAGAAGACCAAGGGTCGAGACGGTAGCTCTCACTTCCTAACTCTCATCGGCGAGCGTCCCAATGGTAGCCAATGGGGTGGCGAGATGACCGAGGAGATCCTAGAGTTGTTCATCGCCACGGGTACCGTGGTTCCTCACGAGGAGCTGAGTCCCAACCAGGTAACCAAGGGGTGTGTCTACGTGAAGGTGGCTCAGGGTTTGGTGAGTAAACTTTTTCCCAACGCAACCTTCGACGTTCAGACTTCAAACAACCTCCTTCGATCTCAAATCCTAGTGGTGAGAAAGTCTATCCACGAGGGGCAGTTCGATGAAGACGGTAATCCTTTCAACGGGGTTGAGAATAAGTTCGAGCTTCAGACGAAGGTGCCTTTCGATGGGCAGGCCACCGATGAAGCTTGGGTAATCCTCGGGCCTGGGGCTGACGGTCTTGTGATTTACACCACCTACCCTGGCCCGCTCCTAGGGGACATGCCAGAAAATTGGGATGGTAACGCGGATAAGCTGGACTTGTACCGGGATGCGTACCCGGTCAAGCGTTACCAGGGTTAACAAACAGGGTACCCCTGCCCGAGGTGTTGCCTGGTGGCATACCCCAATGGAGCGCGCACTCCGGGGAGGCGTTGGTTCAAATCCAACCGGGCGGGGGTTCAGTTTTCTGTCCAACTTTGGACACTAACGAAAGGTTAGAAGATGTGGAAAATAAATTTCCCAGAGGGAAGTAAAGTACGAGTGTACCACGACAACGAGAAGGCTTGCTCAGGTTACTCTGATGAGTTTTTAATTAAGGGTCCGCGACCAAGTGAGATCGTGAGCATCTACCCTGAAGATGGGTTTGAGTCTGAACTGCTGATGGATTTGGTTGGTGGTTCCACCGTTCAGATGAATATGCGGTGGGGTGAAGGCCCGCGCTACGATCCTGACGGTAGCCTCGTAGATGAGGAACACCTCATCAGTTGTACAATTGAAGAGTACTGCGAAGCATTCTTCAAACGTGAGGATTCAGAAGAACTATTCAATGGTTTCTGGAGCGGGCAGTACTATCACTGCTTCCACATCGATACCAGCTACTGCAAGATTGCAAGCGGTACTTCAGGTGCTGGGGGTTTTGTGCTTCGAAATCCAAAGGATAAGTCATGACTAACAAAGAAGACATAGTGATGACCTTTGGTGGGGACACCAGGCTAGCTTGTAAGAACACCCTTCCTACACCTAAACAAATCGCAAAGTCCGTATGCTTCCGTAAAGAAATTGATTGGAAGATTTGGGCCAACGACACCTGTGTACGAGAACGAGATTTTGAAACAGAAGTATTTGATAGTGAGCGAGAACAACTGCATCACGCTGCGTCAATCTGTCGTGACTTGTACAAGATTCAGAAGGGGCGCAAGTCAGTCACACTACACGCATGGAGGAGAGGAACGAAAACAGGTTTGTTTATCCTCCGCTTCCATGGTCGTGAAGACTGCGCCATGAATCTAAACAACTGGAAAATCTATGAGCTGTGGTGTGAACGCTGCGACAAGGAGAGATGGGTGTGAGAGAACTAAAAGTATTTAGGGTTGACCACCTTGGCTACACCTGGTGCCAGAGTTGTATGTTTCAAGGCAACCCTGGGAAGTGTGACGAGACGTTTGCGTCAGTGCCTGACGAGCACCTTGGTTATGAAGACAAGTGCGATGGTTGCGAATCACCTACGGAGGATTGGCCTGGTATGCCTTGGCATACAAACGGACGCCTACCTGTATGGCCTGAAGGTTGTATCAACAAGTTCATTGAGCAGTGGGGTGAACCTCTTCGAAGGCAAGGCTTATCGGAAAAGGAAATATATAAACACTGGTGGGAGAAACACTATGGAATACCACATCAGGAGATTGAACGAGAGTTGAAACTACAACGCGAGGCTTGGCCCATAGCTAAGGAGAAGTCATGAGCAGAACATTAGTTGAATCCTTTTCAAATGGATTTCTGAAACCATCAGAATGTTTGGATGACTTCCTTGCTGATGAGTGGGGAGTCACTGATGAATACGGTTGCTGGTACATAGCTCAGTGGGAGGGTGACATGGATGACTCACCCCATGCAGCTGACTTACAATACGATGGCAAACGTTACATCTTCAACACGTATTATTCTGGGCCAGGTGTAGTGGTAAGGGGCTGCACGTATGGTGACAGAGAACTAGCAATCAAAGCTTTCAAAAAGTTAATGTCCAATGTTGGACAGTAAGGAGAGACACATGAGTAACCCATTCCCAGACACACAGTATGACGCACTACTAAAGAAAGTTATGAACGAGTTTGCACATATGAAAAACCATCTAACCTATATGGAAAAACAGTGTGATGAGTTCCGTATGTACATCGAGGAACTCGAAGATGAGCTGATTCGGTTTCAAGATCCTGATGCTACAGCTGAGGACTACCAGGTTCCTACTCAATATGGACAGCCAGGTGCAGGGAAGACTTACGCTGTAGAGGGAGAGTAAAGATGGGAGTGTACACACATTTATTAAACAAGTCCAAACCATGGACGGTGCCAGGTTTAGGCAAGGTATTCAATTTGAAGTACTCACATCGCAGTTCGGATGAGAACATCAACAAGTGGCACAGCGAGGACAAGGAGGGGAAACGAATCACTTCTCTTGCACTCGCACGTAATCAAAGGTCTGTAGATAACTGGTTCCCAACTGAGTACGTTTATTTTGCTTACGATTTAGATGACCAGGAAGTGGGCTCCATCTTCAAGGTTTTCCGGGGGAGGACAGACAACAGGGACCTACGAGTCTGGTACGACTGCAATGACGACCCTGGTGAATGGGTGGGCACTGTAGAAGTACTCAACCTAAAGCCTCGAAAGAAACTTCGTTACCTACCTGTACCTCCTAGACCAGTGGATGAAACGAAAGAGACTTACATCTGCGAAGAATGCAATGAGGAAAAACCCTGGTCTAACGGAAGCGATTCATCTCCAGAGTGTGATGACTGTTGGGCCAAGAACCAGGAGAACGAGGGTGAAAACCTATAAATATAAAGTCAAACTCTTCATTGACGACTCAACCAACAAAGGCGTCCGTCGTTTGATGTACGGTGTTTATGACTACTGTGAGCAGCACGAGTATTTCAGAGAGGCAGAGTTCGAGAAGGTGTGGACTGCTATCATGCCCATAAGGCTAGAAGCTTTCAACTCTCGTATACTTGGAAATATGGATTCGCAAGTTGTGCCTGAAGTCGTCAGCGTTACTAAAAGCTACTGGAAAAACTACCGTAAAAGATACGGACTATAGGAGAACACACATGGGTAAAGCAGAAGACGTTATCAGTGAAGAGAAGAGGAGACTTCGTGATGGATGATTTTGTACAGAGAGAAGTAGAAAAAGATTTGGCTATGTTGAGAGGCTTGGACCGAAGGAGTCTTGCAGAAAGGAAGGAATCACGTGACGACTATGCAAAGATTCTCAAGGACCCGGAAGAGTTAGACATTGTTCTAAGGGACTTCTTCTCCTTCTCTTATGGGGAGGGTGCTAGATTTTTATTAGAGCGGGTTCTAAAAAATCCCCACAAACGTACAAACAAAGTGGCTCAAATCAGCGCAATGATAGCAGGGTTTGAATGTAAATGCCCTAATCGGTATGCGAAGGATGCCTACGTTCTCCAGCTAACACAACCAGAAAGAGACGCAGCTAACGAGCTATTCAAGAGATACATCAAGGAATGGGAGGAAGAACAAAATGTGGACGCATAGAACTTATGATGGGCACACCATCTGCGCTTACTCATCAGGATACTTAGATTGGGGGTTGAAGATCACCGACGACTTAGGCTTTGTTGTGTTTAACAACCCACACTACCTGTCTAATGACTCTTGGGGTTTCAATGATCCAGAGGATGAGGATTCAGATGAGAGAATATCTTGGTCCGACCAAGAGTGGAAGGACGCGCTAAGGGAAAAAGCGGATGAGTTTATAGATTTGGTTTACTACCCAGAGGATTAAAATAATGAAACTTCAAAAAGAATTTCTAACCCAGGCTGAGGCTTGGGCATGGGTACAAAAACAGAAGCAGCCCAAACGCGGGGACTACTTCATCGAGAAAGATATCATGTCAGGCAAGTATGTTGTCTGGCTCATGGACTAGATCAGGGAGAAAAACATGACATCCATTAACATCCACCGTGTAGAGAAGCTAAAGATTGAAGATCTTAAAATTGAATCTGAGGCTTACGACCAGGGTTACTTCTACGTGAAGAGGTTAGTTGTTCACTCTGAAGATGGTGATTTCCAAATTGACTTATTGTCTACCGAACACTGCGCTCACTCTTATGAAAACAAAACAAACAGTTACTATGGAGAGGATTGATTTTATTTTCCTCCCCTCATAGACATGAGGTATAAGCTATGATAAACATACAGCTGGAGATGCAGACACTTCGGTCTGCGTTAACAAATCTTCTCCAATTAGGAGTAAGCCGTAATTATTTACGGCAGGAAGTGAAGCAAACTATGGACAACTGGCAACGCAAACTAACCACACGAAAGCCTGTACAGACAGGACTACCAGGGCCAGGGGACTTCGACCCTCCTGAGAGTAACCACGTAGACTTTGATGGTATCCTCATGGAGGAGGACATCAGAGATTATTTGGAAAACCCACAGGTTCTGGGTGACTTGCTAGCCTTTGAGTCAGGCCCTGGCTCAGCCACTGAGATGATGACCAAATATCTTTGGTCTCATTACTGCGGTGTATGTGATGAAACTACAGCGCATTACGAGAAGAAGATGATAGAGTTGTTACGCAATGTCTTTGAAAAAGAAATTGAAGAATTAGTAAATGGCAAATTGTAGGAGGCAGTAATGGCGAGCATGAAAGTAGAGCAAACGTCGCTTGTTTTCCAAGAGCTAGGGGAGAACAGGAGTCAGGCAGTGAGGGCTGCCCACCTGGCTGAACAATGTTGGGCACTATGCATCCGAATGGATGATGTAAATCTTAGAAGTCATCTGCTTAACATGTCAGTGCGTGAGCTTGCAGCTATTTACGGGTCAGCTGCTGGGGAGGGAACGGCGTTTGATTTCCGAACAGACAGCGAGAAAGAAGAGGGTTTACCCGTGACCAGTACCAAAATTGCTAACTTTGTAAGGGAGCAGGGATGGAGGAAGTGAAACCCCTAAGAGCGGGAATGCTCATAATCTGGGCTTCAGTTTCACTTTTCTTATCAGTGTTCTTTGGATTCTGTGTTGGGTTCTACTTTGATTACCAACATATATTCAGCTGGAGCAACTACCTTTTATTTACAGGTAGTGTTTTAGGTTTAGTTATTCTGATACTTCTACAAACAGCTTTATTGTATAAGCTAGAAAAACATATAGAAGATTCAGATTAGTATTGACGTAGTTAGTGTAAAGCTAATAGATAAATAATGTGGTTTTATTTACAACAAATGCTAGAAGCATTTACTGTCCAAACATGGACATTAAACAGGAGAGATACACATGCCAGCAGCGGTAGAAACTATGATGTATGCAGGAGCAACACCTTGGCACGGAGAGGGCACCTATGTAGGTGACCAAGATGTTCTGAGTAAGGAGGCCCTCGTGGCTTCTGGTTTGGAGTGGGGTGTTCACAAAGCGGAGTGTTATGCTCAAGATGAGGGCGGTGATATTTTCATCCCTGATATGAGAGCAGTACTTCGAGATACTGACAATGCCTACATGGGTATGGTCGGTAAAGACTTTCACCTTCTTCAGAACAGTGAAGCCTTTGAGTTCATGGACTCCCTGGTTGAAGAGGGTAAGATGAGATACCATACTGCGGGCTCTCTCCGTAACGGTAAGCGTATCTTTATCCTTGGTAAGATTGGAGAGTACGAGGCTCTGCCTAATGATTTGGTAGACAAGTATATCCTGCTTTACAACTCCCACGATGGTACCGGGGCACTACGGTGTCTTCCGACAACAGTGCGGGTTGTCTGTGCTAACACTGTGAACATGGCTTTGAGCCAGGGACGAGGGCAGGGTATCTCGGTACGCCATACTAAGAACATGCGTTCTCGTATGGATGAAGCTCACAAGATTTTTGGCCTTGCTCAGGATCAGCTTTCTGAGGCCGAGGAGTTTCACAAGGCTCTTGCTCAGACCACTATGACCAATGGTCAGTGGGATGAGTTTGCTAACATCCTTATCCCTGACCCTGTTGGTGAAGGTAAGGACGGCAAGCCTAAGAACCCTAAGCGTGCTCAGAACAACCGGGACAAGCTTCAGAACTTGTACCTTATGGGACGGGGCTCTGAGATCAGCGGTGTTCGTTTCACACCTTGGGCTGCTTACAATGCGGTGACTGAGTACGTGAACTACGAGCGTAGTTCTCGTGGTGGCCAGGCCAACCGCTTTGAGTCTGCACTCTTTGGTAGTGGTGCGACTCTGATTCAGAAGGCTGAGTCAACACTCAAAGAAATGTTCCTGGCAGCATGATGTCAGTGGCGATGAGATGTTCCCTACTCGCGTTGTGGGTAGGGAGCTTCTCTCTCCATCTGTCCAGTTGTGCTACCACATCTAAACATATTGAATTCGAAGTGCCGTGTGATTGTATAACGGTTCAAGATCAATATGAGTTAGACCAGACTATCGATAACGCTCTTTTTGAATACGATAATAAAGACGTAGATGGGCTGACGCGCACAATGAACAGATTACAGAGAGAGAAGTTTAAACGTAACATTGAGAGGACTAAATGAAGGTTAAAAAAGTCTACTTAATTCCAGCACGGACTTACTGGGTTGGGATGGGATTGCTCCTGTTCAATGCCGTAGCGTTACTTACAGTAAGGCTCTGGTTCAGTGGATGTTAGAAAGGGGGGACCAATGAAAGTACAAGTGTATAGAAATCTCAAACACGGTAAGGGTAGGCACAGTCACTTCTGGTCAATCAAGCACAAGGGTAAAGTCATCAACAAATCTCAGCCGACTCAGGGCGTGGTGCTTCAGAACGTCTCTGTCCGCCTCTGGTTGAAGACTGTTGAGAAGATCAGGGAGACAGGTGTAAAGACACCAGCAGCTTTCTTAGAGGGAGACCTCACAACTTACAGCGGCGTTGTTCGTTGGACCGAGAGTGACCAGCCAGAGGGCACAGAGAGGATTACCTTCAACCCTCACCACCTAAGTAACTTCGTATGGGAATCTGATGGGAAAGTTGTTGAGGGTATTCTTGATAAGGTCTGGTTCACAAAGGAAGGCGTATTTGCACATAGAAACTAATCGTGAGTTCACACGATTAAGGAAAGGACACATGAAAATACATGAGTTAGCAACTGAGTTTGCTGAGGTAGCCAGGCTCAGTCCTGATTTGGTTCAACCTAAGTATGGGGGTGAGAAGGGTTCTCTTCGAGGACACTGCTATGTTTTGACTGAGGCGTTGTGGTACGAGAGGGGTAAGGCCACGGGTTGGAAACCCACGTACCTAAACTCTAAGACATGGCCAGAAGGTCTCATGCCTGGGGAAACACACTGGTATTTGGTAAGAACTTTTGGTCAGGAGAACATCACATTTTACGAAGTGTGTGACCCTACAGCAGAACAGTTTGATATCAAAATTCCTTACTACGAAGGCAGGTCATGCGGCTTTCAGACAAAGGAGCCAAGTAAGAGAACCAAGTCTTTGATTGCCAGGGTGAAGTACATCAGAATTATGAAGAATATAGAAACTCAAGTTTGGGAAAGCATAGGAGAACACACATGACATATGAATCTTTAACTAGAGCCACATTCAAACCCCCGCAGTTTGATCAAGGTGACAAGCATTTGTATGAAAGGGAGAACGGTTGGGGTTTCTCTTGCAACATGGTTTCAAACTGTCACACGGTTTTTAGTGGGTGTCACCACAATTACGAAGTGAGAGATCGTCTGGTATCAGCAGGTGTAATAAATGAAACATGTGAAGAAGACACTGAGAGTTCTTGCATGTACGTATACTTTAAAACAAAAGATGACGGGCTTGCATTTCTTGACCGTTTGAATAAGTACCTCGTATCCAAATCAGAAAAGCTGTTAGCAGCATTAGCCTACTAAGGAGAACTTTATGAAGACCAGTAAAGAACTAAAAGATATTGTCAAAGACCTCAGCTCAATCCACAAGATTGCTCAAGGTCTACGAACCAGGGGCTACAACATCCCGATGAAGGACATCAATGCTCAGCGGGAGCGAGCTGAGAAGTCATTGAAGCGGGCACAGTTGCGAGAGAGTGCTCATGCCTAGATATACTTACACAGTACCCAAGTCGTTCATGCTTCTACACCATATCACTATGGATGTAGGAGCCTACGACTACATACAGATTACTGTAGGGGGTAAAGCCAAAGCCTCTGCCACCAATGGTGTAGTAGCTGGAGTGATTTCTCAAACCCTTACAGCTTGTGACGTTCTAAAACCTGTAAAGACTTTCTACATTACAAAGTATCACGCAGATGAAGCTTTAAACATACTTGAATGTACAGACAGGGTTATAGAGTTTGAGTACAAAGGTGAAGAAGCCAGCGTCTTATACTTAAAGGATGATAGCGGAGATAGGCATTATCTACCTTTTACATGGGAGCCGCAAGATAATCACAGCTTTGATATAGATGATCTATTCCCTGATCCAGATATCAATGAGCCTAGACCTGCGGTGAGAATGCCACTCTATGCAATGAGATCTGTAATGGAAATACTGGAAGGGATGAACGTACAAGAATTAAACTTCTTGTTTTGTGCAGAAGGTAAGCCAGCTTTATCCCATTACACAAGCTATTGCGAACAGGTAGGTGAGCTTCAATCTTCGTTTGTAACAGCCTTGGCAAGCTAATTTTATTTGACTAGATGTATAGAGAAAAACTATACATCATACACAACATATATCACATAGTTCTTCCCTCTTGTGAAAAGAGGGGGAGCTATGTAATATATAAACTATACCTTTAAGGAGTAGACAGTGACTAACCAAGAGAAAATTCTAGCAGCGGCAGCCTTCGATCGAGTGATCGACATCGTTGGAAGTCAGACAGAGCTAGCCAAGAGGTTGCAAGTAAAGCAGCCATCCGTGAACAGCTGGAAGATGCGGTGCCAGATCCCAGCAGACCGGGTTTTAGATATTGAAAAAATTGTCGGTGGTCAGGTGACAAGATATGAGATGAGGCCCGACGTGTTTGGGAAACAGAATGGTTAACAGCCTGATACTCCTGTACATATTCGGAATCCTACTGGGGTGTGGTTTAGAAAAGGTAGTGGATTACATCCTAGATGGGGGACTCAATGCTTCACTCAGCAAACTCCGAGTTAGTTCTAGATATCGTAGAAGAGACTGTTGATTTTATTTTCAAAGCAGACAGAGTTTCTGACTCTCAAGTAGCTCAGATAAAAGAAACTATTACGGGCGCGATGGAGATGTACTTTGGTTTTGCAATCGAATCTAGCGCCAACTTTGATGATGATAAAGCCAGGTCTAACTGTGAAGACAGCGACTTACTTCTACTATGCCTCAGAATCGTAGAGGGTATTGAAGCGTGGGGGACTGACCCACCTACAATGCAAGTACTAAAACAAGTAATGAGTGCAGGGAAAGAAGAAGTTGATGCTTTGCGTTATACCATGGAGGATTTTAAGTAAGGGGAACACACATGGAACATGACTTATCATGGTGGTTAGAGCACTTGTTTTTTAGTGCTATATTTATAGTTATCTTTTTTGAAACTATATTAGCCAGGCTTTTAGGTACATCTCTTTTAACAATCATGGGTATAAGTGAAGCTGCTAGATACATGTCTCGCATCAGAAAAAACAAGACGACCTATGTTGTAGATAAGAGAAAATATAAAGCTTCTAATCAAGATACCTTTTATGAAGATTCTTAATAGTTAAGGAAAACACACATGCAATTATACCCTTATCAAAAGAAAGGGGTGGTGTTCTTGCAAGGTAGGCAAGCGGCACTACTCTTCGATGAGATGGGCTTGGGTAAAACAGTCCAAGCAATCAAGGCAGCTAACTGGGATAAACCTATCCTTGTAGTATGTCCAGCCTTTCTAAAGTTTAACTGGGAGAAAGAACTAAAACTGTGGGGCTACCCACACCCTGTGACAGTAATCAAGAAAAAGAAAGACTACCGTAAACCAGTTGGTAAAGAAGCTGTGGTGGTGTCCTACTCTATGTTACCTCCATGGGTTAACAAGATGGAGAGCGGTACTACTCTGATTGCCGATGAGGCGCACTGCGTCAAGAACTACAAGGCTCAGAGGACCAAGCGTTTTAGGTCACTGTCTTCTGCTACCATGAAAGCTAAAGGTAGAGTTTGGGCAATGACTGGTACACCTCTGATGAACAAACCAAATGAGATGTGGGGTCTACTCAAATCTATCGGCCTAGCATACGAGGCTTATGGTGACTGGGAAAACTTTGTTCGTCTGTTCAATGGTAGGAAGAACAGATGGAATGGGTGGGACTGGGGTATCCCTCGCGATGGAGCTGGTGACGGTTTAAAGAAAGTAGGTCTTGGAAGACGCAAGCGAAGTGTGCTACCAGATCTGCCGACTAAGGCCCGCCGGTTTGTAGAGGTAACCCTCAGTAGAACCGTAAAGTCCATGTGCAACGATGTTCTATCTGAGTTGCAGTCACATGGAATTAGTCTAGAAGATATCACTGCTTCTCACAAAGCAGCTGGTCTCAGAATAGAATTTTCGAATATTGCTAGGATTCGTAAAGCTGTCGCTGATGCGAAGATCCCTAAGATGCTTGAGTATGTCAGTCTCTTCGAAGAGACGTACACACCACTGGTTGTGTTTGCTCAACATCGAGCACCGATAGATGCGCTAGCTACACGTGAAGGGTGGGCTACTATCACTGGGGATACTCCACAAATCAGACGGGCAGAATATGTGCAGATGTTTCAGGAGGGGAAGCTGAAAGGCATCGCTGGGACCATCGGCGCAATGAGTACGGGGCTGACTCTTACCCATGCAAGCAACATGATGTTTGTAGATATGAGCTGGGTGCCAGGAGACAACCTCCAAGCGGAGGATAGAATATGCAGAATAGGACAAAAATCCGCATGCCAATATCTGATACTCACTGCCGATCATCCCATGGACGAGCTTGTCAACAGAGCACTGGTGTACAAAGCAGAAGTACTTGCCAACTCTGTAGATAAAGCTTATGCCTAAAAGCTATTGACATATATTATCAATTGCTATACATCCTTTGGTGGGTGCGTAGGGGGACATGTGGTGGATTTCTCAACAGTGGAAGATTACACGTCTAGAGGGTTATGCGTCATACCAGTAGAGGGAATGGGTAAAAGACCTCTACACAACAATTGGACTACATCCAATAATGAGTGGAGTGAGAACGATTTTCAAAACAGGAATATCGGAATCATCACAGGCAAGCGTAGTAATATCGTTGTCATTGACATTGATAACCGGGGAGATGAATCAGCTGACGATAAAGCTCAGAAGATTCTAGGTCTTTATCCGACAAACTTGGTTAGCCGTACGGGCAGCGGCGGCTACCATTTGTTTTACCGTTACCCTCATGGGACCAGTAGGGTACCTAATGCGGTTGGTAAAGACGGTATCGATGTCAGAGGCGATGGGGGAATGGTCGTCGTACCGCCTTCAACTACAACCAAGGGTCCGTATTCTTGGTTGAATGAGGGCAAGCCTGGCGACTTCCCCCTCGCCTTCCTTAGTAAAAAAAGCTCAGACTCTTGGGATGAGCGTCAAAAAGAGAATGCCCGGAATGATCCTGACTGGGTGATGAGGGCTCTTCAAGGTGTATCTGAAGGGGGTAGGAATGACTTATGTGCAAAACTAGCGGGCTACTTTTTAGCCAAAGGTTTAACGACACGTATTGTTCTCTCTGTTCTTCAGGATTGGAATAGGAAAAACAACCCTCCCTTATCCAACAGAGAACTAAGGGAGACTGTTGAATCAATAAACAGGGCTGAAGAAAGATCAATACAAGAGACCGCTAGTAAACCATCTAAGAGTGGACCGTCTAAACTAAAGTTTGGTTTGATGGGGTTTCAAGAGTACATGACTAAATATGGTACCAATGACGTACGTTGGACTGTCAAAGATTGGCTACCAGAGAGCACCATATGTTTTGTTGTATCTCCTCCAGGGTCTTACAAGACCTGGCTTTTGATGGACTTAGCTGTATCTGTTGCCAGCGGTATGCCGTTCTTAGGTAATGTACCAGTAGAAAAAACAGGGCCGGTTATTATTATCCAGCAAGAGGATCACCATGTGCAAACTGTAGAACGTTTGGCTTTGATTGCTACTCAGCGTCTCAACCTGGGAAATCCGTCAGAGTCTTCAGGTATGTTTGAGGTCAACGTTCCACCTGATCTACCAATATACATACATACAGATAGACAACTTAGATTTGATGACTCGAATAGTACGGAAGCTTTGGGAGAAGTTGTCCGTGAAATCAAACCAGCTTTGGTTCTGATAGATCCCCTGTATTCAACTGTGAGTACTGATGACTATATGGCCAGGGCAGCTGAACAGATGATGTTCATGAAGGATTTAAGAGATGAGTTGGGTACTACGTTTATTCTGGCACACCATCGTAAGAAAGGTGGTGACTTACATCGTGAAGGTCTTTGGGGCTCGCAGTTCCTCAATGCGTTTCTTGAAACAGGTTGGCAGATAACACCTACTGACAACACAAACATAAAAATGAAACGACACTTCAAGGCATCAAAGAACCCGGAAGAGGTGGAGATTAGTTGGAACATCGATACAAAGAATCCTGTGTACAACATAGAAGTAAAAGATTCTAATCAGGGAACTATCGAGGACACCGTTCTATCTATCTTTGATTCAGGTCCAAAGTCAGTAAAGGAAGTAGCAGATGCACTGAATGTAGATAAGAGTACTGCTTCTCGTAGACTCAAGAAGATGGAAGCGGACGGTCTTGTTGAGAAGTTTAAGGTAGGGAGATTTCAGAAGTACAGGGTGAAGCATAAATTCAACTTCTAGGAAATACACACATGAAGTATTCGTATAGCCAAATAAAAACATTTGGAAAGTGTCAGTACAAATGGCACCTAAATTACAAGGAAGGTCTTGTACCTCCTCCATCTGATGTCATGTCATTCGGCAAGTTCGGTCACAAGATGATTGAGAACGTATTGCTTGGTAGAGACATTTTGCATGACATCGTAGTGGGTGAGGGTGATTTTGACATGACGGAATTGCAAGAGCTTCAAGACTTGCTCGATGACGCTCAAACTGTAGTCGAGTTATTCTTGAAGACTTTACCACTCAGTGACTGGGAAACCGTACAGTTAGACGGTGAACCTTTGATTGAGAAGAAGCTTGAGATGGACCTGGGTAGAGGTACCCAATACATCGGATACATTGACTGGGTTGCCAGGCACAAGTCATCAGGCCAGGTGTGGTTGTGGGACTTCAAGTTCAGAGGGTCTTTCTTGCCGGACTGGACTGAGGAGCTGGACTTACAGAAGCCTACTTACATGAAGCATCTGTATGACCTAGGGGTGGAACCAATCGGCACCATCAGTTGTCAGATCAAGAACAAGGCTCCAAAGGTTCCAACCCTGACTAAGAAGGGTGGGCTGTCGAAGGCCAAGATCACCACCACCTGGGAGACTTATTACCAGGCTATCATAGACAACGGGTTGGACCCTGCGGACTATGAAGACATGAGAGAGAAGCTTGCAGGTAACACCTGGTTCCAACTGTCTAGAAGTTTCAGACAGCCAGAAGAGGTTGATAGAACTTGGAACGAAGTGTTCCTGCGAACGGTAGACAAAATAGAAACTCAGTGGTCCAGCGATACACCGCCGCCACGATCAATAGATTTTATGAGCTGCAACATGTGCCAGTTCAGAGACATTTGTATTGAAGATCTTAAAGGTAGGGACACCGAAGATCTGAAAGCTTTATTTAACAAAAGGGAAAACAAACATGCCTCCAAAGAAACTATCTAGAAGTCCACAGTACTGGAACGGAATGATCTATGCTCCACCAGGGGCAGGTAAGACAACTTTGTTTGGTACTGCTCAACGTCACCCCGACATGCAGCACGTACTATTCATTGATGTGGAAGGGGGTTTGTCCTCCGTCAGTCACATCGATGGGATTCTTTACGAGCGTGTTGGTAAGGATGATTCGGGTAAGCCCAACCACCGTACCTGTGAAGATCTAGAGCGGATTTTCTGGAGCCTGGTCAACAAAGAAAAAGGTTATGAGAAGATTCAAACTGTTGTCATTGATAGTGGTACGGAACTTCAAGGCATGGATCTTCAGGACATCGTGATGTCTCACGTCAATGATCCGAAGCACAGACGAGATAACCCAGATTTGCTGGAGCAGCGAGATTACATGTTGAACACATCTCGACTCAAGCGGATCTTTCGTTTGTTTCGTGACGCTGATTTCCATTTCTTTGTGAGTGCCTTGACTAGAAAGATTGAGGACGACAAAGGAAACATGACGGAGATGGCACCACACTTCACACAGAAGCTAGGTGAAACTCTCATGGGGTACATGGACTTTGTATGGTTTATGTATGTGGACAAAGACGGCAATCGAAAGATGCTAACCCAACCAAAAGGTCCATACAAAGCAAAGACCCGAGGTCTAGAATTTGCAGAAGCTATTGGACCCGTGGTTGAGAACCCAACCATGCCTAAGTTGTATGAGCTTTACTTGAAGGCTGGAAACACAAATAAGAAAAAATAAGGGGAGCAACCCAGAAACAGGTAGGGTGGGTCGCTCCCCTGGAAAAACACACCCTCCCAGACTAAACATTTTTAGAAAAAACTACAAGGGAGATTCTCATGAATCCTGAAGCATTAGACCAAGAGTGGGAAATTGATTTGAGTGAAGTGTCATCTGGTAAGAAGAAGACTTCGAATGATGACCCCAAACGATTCTGTATTCCAGACGGACCTTACGCCGTCAAGGTAACGGATGTAAACCGGGAGATGTCTTCAAACGACAACCCTATGTTTGTTTGGGATTTCGAAGTTTGCGATGGCCCACACACCGGGCATAGCATTCGTTACTGGACAACCATTACACCTGCCGCACTCTGGAAGGTATCAGAGACAGTGGTGGCACTGGGTCTTGGAGACAACGGGCAACTTGCCAAGTTCACTAAGGAGAAAGCTTTGGGCCGTCGAGCCATGGCGGAAGTCAAAGCCGAAGAGTGGAACAAGAAGTGGAACTCTAAGATCCAATCGATGGAGGCCCACCCTGATGGCCCCATCATGGATGATCTACCATTCTGAAAACTGTATTGATCTAGCTGAGAGGGGTGGGGGTTACCCCCGCCCCGCTTGGCCAAAGGAATAACACACGTGATCATAGATACAGATAATTTCAGTTGGGCTGTCAACCAGATTAGCAAACACGATCTTGTCTTCGTAGACTTGGAGACCACTGGTCTCGAACCATTTAACGGGGATAAGATTTGTGGTGTTGCTGTCATGGTTGGCGAAGACTCTATGTACTTCCCCTTTCGTCATATGGTGGGAGCAAACTTACCAAAAGATTATATGGGCAAGCTTGCTCCTTATTTATCAGACCCTCACAAAACTTACTGTGGGCACAACTACAAGTTTGACCTCAAGTTCCTACACTGCGCTGGAGTAAAACTACCTGAGAAGATTCTCGATACTATGATTGCAGCGCACCTGGTGTACGAGGAGGAGAAGTCTTTTGGCCTCAAGCAGCTAGGTGACAAGTACTTGGGCAAAGGAGCCAGTGATGAGTCCAGCATCCTTGACGATAAGCTAAACCTGTTTGGCTTCAAGAAGTCAGAGATGTACCGACTACCTGCATCAGACGTAGCACTTTACGCTGAGCAGGATGTAAAGTTAACCGCTAGACTCTTGTCCTTATTTCAAGATTTGTTAACCCAGGAAAAAAATATGGACCTCTTCAAAGAGGTTTGTAAGTTCCAGCTCCTCATAACCAGGATGGAAATCCTAGGGATACACATAGATACAGACAGGGTTCGTCAATTCATGGCGGAAGCTAAGACCCAAATCAACAAAGTAGGTCTAAGCATTCGTCAAATGAGGGGACGTAACATCAACCCTGGTTCTCCCCAACAAGTAACCGAATGGCTAGGTACACCAGATTCAAAGAGCCGTACTCTTGAAAGGTTGAAAAGAAACCGCAAAGAGTGTGAAGCTATCTTGAATTATCGTGCCTGGTCCAAAGTAAAGAATACCTATTACAGTCCCTTCATCCAACAGGTGGACCCTGATGGAAACATCCACCCAACATTTAGAATGACTGGGACTGTATCTGGAAGACTATCCTGCTCTAAGCCCAACCTACATGCGGTTCCCCGCAAGTCTGACATATACAAAGTCAAGAACTGCATACGGGCTAGAGCAGGGTATGTCTTATCAGAGATAGATTATAGCCAGGCTGAAATTAGAGTAGGGTCTCACTACGCCAGAGAAAACAAGATGCTTGAGATGATTCGCTCAGGTGTAGACATCCACACTCAGACGGCTAAGGAAGTAGGCATAGACCGCTTCATAGCCAAGACCCTCAACTTCAGTATCATCTATGGGATCGGGCCAATGGCTTTGGCAGAGAACCTGGAGATATCTGAGGAAGAGGCTCGCACTTATCTCAACAAGTACAACAAGAAGTTCCCAGGCTTCCGAAGACTCTTATACAACGCACAGACAGCAGCCGAGACCAGAGGCTACATCCAGATGTATACGGGACGCAGGAGGCATTTCAGGGGCGAAGACGCTCCTTACCACAAGGCCATCTCCTACCTTATCCAAGGGTCAGCAGCCGAGATGCTACGCACTTCGATGTGTAGGATCTGGGATGAGTTAGACCGCGACGTTGTAAGGATGGTTCTTACAGTTCATGACAGTATCCTCTTTGAGATTAAAGAAGGGTACGAGAAAGAAATCATTCCAGAGATTCTTCAGATCATGAACGACCAAAGGTGGTGCTCGTCACCTATCAAGAGTGATGCAGACGTAGGGTTGTACTGGGGTGAAATGACACCCTTCTAAGGTAGTCTAATATTAAGGGGGAATAATATGACTAGACCTAAAACTACTTACTGTCAGAATTGCATAACTATTACAGATAAGCTATCTTTGGAAGATTACGGGGAAAGAAAATTTTGGATCTGCGCTAAGTGTAAGTTCCCGCTCCCGAAGAAAGCTTATGAGTTAGGTTACAAAGTTTCTGGAAAAGCTTGGGGTGAAGACTTGTACAGAAAAAAGGGAATCAGGAACAGCTAGGAGGGGATATGTTCAAAACAAAGGGGCACGCACAGGGGTATGCAAAAGAAGATCTGAAACTTTTGCAAGAGTACATCAAGAATTTAGATAATGACATTAAGGACGTAGCTGCAAAAGCTTCTCAATATAAAAGATTAGAGTTGGAAGAAATGGAATCAAATGAGTACCTGGCAGAGGTACCTCCAAGAGATTTCTATGACATGTTCACTCAACTCATCAGAGATTTGAAAGCATGTAAGAAAACTCTTCATGTCATGGAGAGAAAAGTAGATAGAGTTATGAACCAGTCAAAACCTAAGTACAAGGTTTTAGATTGGGTTTTACTTATACCGCTATTTGAAAAATTTGGATGGGTGAACAATGGGCAAATATCAGCGGGAGAAGGGAGCACGGTTCGAGAGGGAAGTCGCCAACATTCTGAAGTCCGTGTTCGGTGGTAGAACAACTAGATCGTCAGGGCAATGCTTCTCTGGCGATACCAGGGCAGATGTGGACTGCCCTGAGATTTGGGTAGAGTGTAAAGTTGGGGCACGTCCCAACATCAAGGCTGCTCTTGAACAGGCAGAGGAAGCCAAGGCTTCTAGCGGCGCATCAAAGATGTGTGTCGCTGTATGCAAATGGGATAGGCAGCCAGCAACAGCAACTATGAGACTCGATGACTTCGTGAAAGTTTTGAGTCTCGCATACGGAGATAAGTACAATGAATGAAGTTACTAAACCAAAGAGCGCCAGAGGTAGAGCTAAGGACAACCTTCGGGACACTATTGCAATCGCAGCGATGCAGGGGATTTTAGCAAGCTCCTCGTCCATGAGGTTTGGAAGTGAGAAGGCGCTGGCTAAACATGCTTATGATTTAGCAGAGGCTATGATTGAGTACAGGAACTCTAATATGTGAGTAACCGGGGGGAAAACACACACATGAAAATAAAACCTATCTTATATCTAGTCTGCGGAATGGCAGTAGTCTTGAAGTGTTGGTTAACCGTACGGTTCTGCTGGGAGTTGGACGGTAATAACGTTGAGGCTACAGTGCTTGGACTTATCAATGACCTGGCCCAGCTTGGGTTTGGTTTGATGGCAGTCTACTTCTACGGCGTCAGAAAGATAGCTCTGTATGGTTTGTCAGCTGCTTGCACCGTAGTCTCTATCATAGCCAGCTTGGGGTTCTTTATCCAATCGGACAAAGTTTCCCAGGTCAAAGCTGTGGAGAGGACAGCAAATTACCAGCAACTTCTGTCTAAAAAGGAGAGGCTTGTGGGGATGAATGCTTCTGACCTACAGGTTGCTCTAAGGTATGAGGGTTACAATAGAATCACAGATGCTAAGAATCTTAGAGCTGTGGTGGCTGATAGGGAAGATCAGATAAGCTATATAGCTCTGGAGATTGACAAGCTGGAGCAAGCCCCGCCAGAAGAGATAGGCTCTCCTATGTTTGCGGGACTTGCAACCATGACCGGATGGACTTCATCCAATATAAGAATGGTTTCATACATCTACTTGTCCATTCTTCTAGAGATCATAGCCCTGGTTAGCCTGGCCTTTACTGCACCAAAACCTGTTTCACGTGAAACTGTTATAGAGTCGGTGGCTCCTCTGGCTTACCTAACAGACGGGGGTCTGAGTAACCGTTTGGATACAGCTGAAAACATTGCCAGCCCCAGGTATGCGTAACATTGCTACTCAGTAGATAGGTACGGTTCTGGTAAGTAACTAACGGGAAACCAGCGGCAATAGATTCCCCAGTGAGCTTACCTTCAACCCAACGGTCTGTACAAGGTTCAACGAACCTAACGTCTACACCGATTTTAGCTGATTTCGGTGTAGGCGTGCAGTCAACGCAGCTGATACTCAGGATTATCAAGGGCAACAAACCTTTTAGCTTACTCATTTACCCGCCCTTGGTTTCTTGTAGTTAATGCTTTCAACCGCCTGGTGTAGCAGTAGACCAAACACTTGGATTGATTTGTGCTCCATGTCAGCCTCGGAGAAGAAGTTGATTGCTTCCACAATCTCGTGCCAGAAAGTCTCCCAGGCTAAAGTGTTATTCATATTAGTATTGATAGCGATCACCAGATTAGACGGGTCAAAGTAGCCGTAACAATCGTCCAGGTTTTCTCTAACCACCTCGATGGTGTGGCCAGCGATGGTCACTTCAACAGGCAGCTTTTTGGACCGGCTCTTCTTTTTCTTAGAGCTGTTAGGTTTAGGGGGTATGCTCTTGTAGTATATTTTCATCTGATTAACTCCCCTTCTAAGATACAACTCTTGTTAACTATTGGTATTGATTGAAGAATAGGTGTGCCGTCCTTGTGGATATACCCCACACCAAAGCCCGTCACCCACTCAGCAGCCATGGACGCTTGGTTGGCGTAGTCGATTTGACTTATATCCCCCAGCCACCCAAACATCGCAGCGGTTAGAAGCTGACCCTGGACATTGTTCCTGGTAATCGTCGCGCACCTATGTGTGTGCCCGATGATGACAGACGAACCTAGCTTGGCTGCCGCAGTCCGGTGAGCACTTTGCCCTGATGACCCATAGTCATGAGATACAACTAGATTACCTAACTTCAATTGTTTTCTATATGGAATGTACTCCCAGTTATTTTCAGACAGTTCAAATAGCTTATCTGTTTCCACCATGCCGAATAGCTCAGGTGCTTTCGACATTACATACCGCTCTAGTCGGTACTCATGGTTACCAGATAGATAGATTTTGCGTGGTACGTCTAAACGCTCAATCCTGGCCAGGCACTTGCGTACGGCCTTTACTTCATCTTGAAGTAGAGCCACCCGATTGGGTGATTTGTCGTGAGAGCTGACAGAGTAGAAGTCAGCAAAGTCGCCAAGGATAACGAGAACATCAGGCTGGAATCGGTCAATGGCTTTTAGTGCAATCTTGAATGCAGATTGGTCATGATACGGTACGTGTGTATCAGGGATGAAGAAAACTTTCTTTACTCCCCGAATCATTATTATCCCCTATGTTAGTGTCATTAGAACCTCAGATTATTCAGATCTCGTTTGTCGATCAGTGTGTACGTAAACTTGTCCCAACCCCTCAGAGCAATCTGAGTTCGACACAATTTAAGAAGTCTTTGAAAGTCAGCTTCTCTAGCAAAGACTTGGCACCCCGCTGACCATCGGTCTACACGAGTAGATACTTTTCCAGCCTTATGTATATTGATGCCGTAGAAACCTTCAGCTACTTCATTTGAATTTAAATCCAGTATAGTGTCCCGGTTTGCATCTCGGTAAACCTTCACAGGTCCATTCCTTTGGCACAGTGCGGTGTATTGTTTTCTATGTAGGTCTAAAGACCATACGCCCCGATACTGCCCAGGGACCAGGATGGCTGTGCCTTTTACGTTCTGTGGATTTTCAAGATGGTAGTGACCGGGATCGGTCGTTGCTGGCCAGTACTCTACCTTCCAATGTCCGTCCTCTAGGTACGCGCAACCCAGTAGATCATCGAAAGCATTGTAATTTAGATTGCATCTAATGCCGAATATATTTAAATCAAAGTCACCGCTATCAAATACAGCGTGACCTAAATTCTTCATGTGCTCCAATATTAGCGGTAGCATATTGTCCCCTCACCATGTGACCCTCACCCCGGTTAATGCTTCCCATTGCTTATTAGTATTAGCGCCAGCAGAGGCAAATAGAGAAACCGAGTCGCTAACTCGATGATCAAGACGAGCATCAATCCTACCGACATCATTATTAATACCGGCAATAAGATTAAACGCTCCCGAACCTTGGCCCATCTTTTCGATCCCCTGTAACGCCGCATTAACTCGTTCTTCTATTCCTCCGTCGATGACGGCTCCTGCTTTTTTACAAGCTCTTTAGCTGCTCCAATCTGAGCAACTCCCTGCACCTCTTTACCCTTCACCATTGAACGGCCAGCAGCGTAAGAGCTGCCGCACACTGCGGAAAGAATACCACCAGCAATAGTGGTCCACTGGTTCTCGCCAACACTGGCCAGGATAAGACCGCCAACCATTCCTACTAAGTTCAACCAGAATTCAGTTGATTTAAATCCGCTCTTCACGACGTGCCTCCCTTAATGCTTCTTCCCTAGCAGTCTGTTTAGTCCAGTTGATTCTTACCTCTTCCCTGAACTCACAGAACTCCCGATGAAAATCGGATGTCTTGTCTGTTAAATTTTCAACGTTGTCTTGAAGTTCTTTTACTTGCAGTTCAAGTAAACTAATACGAGTATAAACGGTCCCGCCATTCTTCTTGGCCATCTGCTTCTCGACCAATTTTATCAGAGCCATTACGACTCCAACCAGGGCTGCGGTGCCCGCAGGTTGTGTAAGCTCTTCCATCCCCCATCCCCTTTGTCCCCGTATTATTCCTCCGACGACCAGCTTGCTACCAGTTCAGCAGCCTTACCTTGGGGCATCAGCGAGAACCCTTCGGCCTGCAACGCTGGTATCTCCACCTCAAAGTCCAGTTGGGAGAACTTCACAATCTGGTGCGTGTCGTTCTTTGCGCCGAGTCCTACCTGACGTGAGCGCGTGGCTTGTCGGTACGTCGGGTGGACGTGTGTCTCGTTATCGTCCTCGTCTATTAACACGTAGTCGAACCGCGTAATTTCCGCAGGCAAAGCCGTGTCGATTTTATCTAGCGGCACTAGCGCGTAAGTCCAGCTCCATTGACTCATAACGTATCTCCCAGCAAAATTCGTTTGCCCTGCTCGAACATATTCCCAATTTCGTTATCGCTAAAACTTTTTCCGATGTAGAGTCTAGGCATCGCAATCTGTCCACCGCTAGGGCTTGTCGCGCTAGCTGACCCGTTAATGTAAGCCGTGCCTGCGTCCGTCATATCTCCGAAGCCCGTTGAATTAGTGCCGGTGTTGAAGCTTGCATCTGTGATTCTTCGCCAGTGCCATTTTTGGGATGTAGCACCGAGCCGCTGAAGTGCGACAAAATGCCAAGCCCCGTCTGTCACCGTGCCACTTGCAGGTGCCGGGTAGATAGCAACCTCACCGCTCCCCGCGCCTTTTGGTTTCCAGAGGATATTGTTGGTTGCGCTAGCGTAGATTCGCATCCCGTAGGAGTTCGTGCTGCCACGTATGTCCCAGAAGTAGTGAGTAGACCCGCCGCTTAGATGCGTAGTGCGTAACCAAAATGCTACACAGTATTCGCCGGTGCCCCACGTCGGGCAATCGTGCTTTAGATAGCCTTGGAGTTGAGTTGAGTTTACGTTTTGCATGAACGGGAAATTAATCTTTGACGAGCCTACGGTTTTGGTTGTTATGGCCCCAAAAGTGGACAGGCCAGCCGTAGTTCCTTCTGGGGCAGTTGCCATGTTAGGAGCACCGTAGACGGTCATGTCATCGGAGCCCTCAAGGTCAGAACACGTAACCGGGTTATCAGTCCGCCAAAGATGCTGTAACGCGGAACTCTGATCGTAATTCCCAATATCGGATCGAATGTCTGCACCCTTACCAGCCGAGTGAATTGCTGCCACTGAGTCAGCATCAAGGGCGGCATTCCAAAGCCCGACATCAGTAATCAATCCGTCGAATTGAGTGGCCGCCTGGAGCCCTGAACTGTAGTAGCGAGCACCGATACGAACAATATTAAGATCGTTTGCCGATGTGTCAGAACGAGAACGGGTATTGCAGTTAGTGTCAGAGCCGTTGATATAGAGTTTGTACTCGCTTGTCGTGGATGTCACCACAATATGAAACCATTGACCGAATGCAATAGAACCAGACCAAAGGTCCGTAGCGCTGGATACACCAACGCCCTCGATATTTATGTACTCAACAGCCGTTTGGCTGGATGAGCCAAAGTCAATGGTGATCCCATTTTGATAATCGTTAGATGAGCCATCGTGCGCCGATATGATGCTAGGATAATTCCCGGCGCTATCGAACGCACACACCCAAGCGCTGAATGTGAACGTCGCGGTGCTTAGGCTCGTGTCCGAAGACTGGAGATAATCGCCGCTTGATGCCCCGGCAAGATAGATCAAAGAGCTAGAGCTTTGAAGTCCTAATTGAGGACACGGGGTAGGCTCCGCAAAAGACATGCCGCAGTTATCAGCAATTAAATGTTTATCATTGCCGGAGCAATCCTGAGCAAAAAGACCGTTTAAGTTGTTTGCTCCGCCTATGTCAAAATCGGACAGAGGGTACCACCGCTTCAGGTTCGAAGCGCTAGCGCCAGTCGGTAAAATTTGCTCGGGGTTTTTGTACTGCTCAAGCGCCTGCGCTGCCGTAAAGGCAATATCGAACATTTTAACGTGGGCAATTTTTCCGCTGAACGCTTGAAGAGGAGAGCCTGAGTTGTAGCGGTAACCAATCTCGAACGTGTTGTCGGTCCCGCCATATGCCAGCGATGGCGCGGCACTATACTCTTTCCCATCAACATAAAGCTTGATCGTTGTTGAGTCTTTATCGAAGGTTGTGGCGACGTGATACCATTTCCCAGCTTGCAACACGCTCCCCGTGGAAACCTTCACATGAGTTGACGCTGCATAATAAGCAATAGCAGCAATCTCGTTGGTGCCTGTTCTGTAGATTGCGAGGTTGTTTGATACGTTGGCCTTGGTGTTGCCTACGATTGTTGTGTTGCCACCACTTAAAGAATCAGCGTTGAACCAACAAGAGAGGGTCGTAGTATCACCTGATCCGTTGATGTCGAATGTCGTTGTCCCGCGAAGTCCGTCACCCGTTCCGTCAAAGTCGAAGGCTCGCCCAGAAACTACGTCAGCGTCTAGGCGCGTCCCCGTCAAGTCGAAGCCGTTTGGCAAACGAGCGCAATCGCCGACTAACACCGATCCGTTGTTTGTCCCGTTCTGATTCCCCGTGCTGTCGTTGTAGTCATCATCAAGCAGGTAGTAGAGCGAAGGAGTTACGACCGCAGCCGTCGCCGTGTAGCTCGTAGCCAGCATGATAGAACGGACCTGTGCTTGAGTGAGAACCGTCCCCTTGTAGATTCCCACATTGCAAAGACACCCACCAAAGTTCTGATTCGCGCCTGAGTAGCTTGCTCCCAAAATGAGATCTTCGTCAGGGTCAATAGAGCCGCTGATAGAGGATATATCCGTGGTTTTGTCTAGTTGACCATCGACATAGCAGAGAAGGTTAGAACTACGATCAATGGTGAAAGCGAAGTGGTGCCAAACCCCGTCATTCACAACCGCCGTCCCATCAACGTCGCCAGTCTTGTTTGAGCCGTCTACTTGAATCGAGCAACGGGTTACCCCGTCGCCTTTGAACCCAAAACGATAGCCGTCATAGGTAGAGGCTCCGTCTTGTTTCGACACACAAAAGTGTTCTGCGGTCCCTGTAGTCTTCGCCCAATAGACCACGCTAAAATTACCTGTGGTCATTTGACTGTTAGCGTGATCTCCGCAGTTTACGAAATCATCGGTATCGTCAAAGAACGCGCTCCCCGTACTAACAAAGCGAGGAGCGGTATCAAGACGCAAGTCAACGTTGAGTCCCGTTTTGGGATATACAAAACCTGCATCGGGACTCGGTATCATTATTCTTCCTCTTTAGGCGCGGACTCAATCACGCTGTGTTTTCCGCCATCTTCCATGTGAGTTTTCAACGCGTCGATAGAGTTAGTCATAATCTCTTCGACGCCAGCAAGCGGAAGGCTTACGACGAAACCGACTTCAAGATCTGGCGAAAAGCATTGAGCGTTGATCACGCCTTTTACTTCGCCGATTTCAAGATCTTTCTGGATTACAATTTCAACTCTGTCGAGTCTTTTCTCTGCCATAATTATTCCCCGTCACCTTCCTCTGGAGGAGGTGGTGTTGCTTCGGTCACAGTAAACCCGCCCTCAGCCATCGCTGTTTCTACCTTAGAAACGATGTCTGGAAGCACGCTTGCCACGTTCGATTCTGGTAATGAAATAAACTGATTGCTTTTAGTTCCGAACTCGACGGCCTTGTAATGACCTCGCGCCGATACGCTAATCGAATCAGTTGTGAAATCTTTGATCACTGTGATCTGGATTTGCTGGATTTCTTTGGTCGCCATTTGCGAATCTCCCTTATGCGTACGCTTGCCCAATTACTGACGCGTAGATCATTTCATTACCAGAGGTGTCATGCGTTAGAACGAACTGGACTATATCGAATGCCTGATCGCCCGTGCTCATTGTGTGCTTAACACCACCAGCCCATTTGATTGTCACGTTGCCTAGAGAACCAGTACCGTAGCCCGTAAATGCAGCAGCGGTTGAAGGATAAGTGATAGTGTAAGCCGCCCCACCGCTCGTATCTCTTTGCTGCAAAATGCAAGTCCTGGTCTGGTAAGTACCTTGGGCAGGGTAGAAGTGAATTTTCATCGTAGTGATATCTGCCGTCAATTGATGCTCATTGCAGTCACCAGTATGGCAGACCATAATCAACTCACCGCTACTTTGAGTCAGCCCGTTTGTGTCGTCAAACGTTGCCCGGACACCACCAGCGCCTAAGACTTCAAAGGATATAGTGTCATCCGCTTTTCGGATGTCGATACCTTTGCTGCCAAATGTTCCACTGGTCCCGCTGGCGAATGCAGTTTTTAGGTTTAACTCTTTGAACCCATTGGATTCTGTCCCCAAAGCGCAAACACCGTCGCCAGCCGTCGAAAGACTTTCTACGAGGTTGTTACCAATCACCGCCGAATTGGCTGCCGAAGTTACGACATTGTACCCGATCGCGATCTGGTTATCGAGTGTGGCAGCGCAATCGCTTTCGCTACCGATACTAATGTTTTGATTGCCCGAGGTGATTGTGTTACCGGCCCGGTAGCCCATGATAGTGTTGTCGTCACCACCGCTAATCTCCGTCCCAGCCGCGCTTCCCATAATCGTGTTATTGCTCGCCGCACTCCCACTGGTCATAATCATGCGACCGAAACAGACGTTGCTGCTAGAGGCCCCGGTGTTGTGCATAACTGATTGACCGAAAAGAACGTTACTGTTCCCAGTCGTATGAAGTCCAAGCTTAGTCCCAAAACCAGTGTTCTCGGTTTGAGAATTGTCGTCGTTGCTAAAAAGCGAGTTCCCTAATTTCAAACCTGTGTCGTCGTCTGCGCCCAAATGGAATTGCTGATCGTTGATACGTTTGAACAAATCCTTGCCGTCGCCCGTCTGAAATCGAAACGCCGGAGGATCTGTGTACATAGTCGAGTTATCAGTAGGTGTTCCACTAATGGCTGAATCAAGCGTTAATGCTGTGTCGCTTTGGATGGATGCGACTGTAAAAGTCTCCGTTCCACCGTCCGTAGTAATTTTGATTGCCGAACCCCAGTTCAGCTCGTTCTTGAAGTCAGTCCCGTCACCGACAAGGCTAGTGCCCGAGCTAGAAGAGTCTAGGTGCCCTGTCAAAGCTTCGTTCAAAGTACCCTTAACGTCGAGAATAGCAGCAGGAGCATTAGTGTTGATTCCAATTTTGTCTGCACTAGCATCACAGTGCAGCATGTTGGCTACATTTGCGGATGAATAGTTAAAGTTGCAGTCATGCTGTTGCTCATTGAATAAAACAAACCCGTCTGACCCAGCCCTTGCGCTTAAACGGTGCTGGTTTTTAACCTTAGCGCCCGCAGCGTTCGTACCGTACAGACTGATAGCACCAGCCGCACTATCATAAGTCTCCATACGAATCGCGAGATGATCTGTATCGGTCTTGAACCCTATTAAGTCTTCATGGGTAGAACTGGCTTTTACGTGAAATTTATAAGCAGGGCTTGATTCGTTGATCCCTACATTACCGGAGCCGTCGATAGTTAAACGATCTCCACCCGCTGTCTTAAAACGCATCTTATCAGTGTTGTGGTGATAACCGATCAAGCCTACGTCATTTGTGGCAGGGTCTACAAAGTTTAAACTAGCTTCATAGCTGGATGTGGTGCAAATCGAGATTCCTGTATTGCCAGAACCCTCGACAATGAGATCGTCGGCATTGGCGGTCACATCTGTGACTGTAGAATTGCCAGTCATGATGTGGAGGGAGCCCTTCGGGGCTACATCCATAACAGCCGTTTCACCACCTGTAGAAATCTGTCCAGCTGAATGGATCCTGAGATATTCAGTTAGCGATGAGCCGTCGTTTGCTTGAAAGACAATCTTGCCTTTACTGTCGTCAGCTGACCCGTCGTGAGAAACTTGAACCCGAGCCATAGTCACCGCAGCAGGAGAACCCCCTCCGGTTCTCAAACCCGTGAAGTCCATTTGGGATTCGCGTCCGTTGTCGCTGTCTTCGGCTGTGCTGTTATCGAATGTCAAAGTGGGGCTGGCGTTCTCGATCTCGACATCACCCACCGAAATGACTGAAGCACCACCGCCTGCGAGAATTAGTTTCTCCGCAGAGTCAGTTGTATCTATCTCAATATAATCTGCACCATCAGCAGATTCAATTAATACTGAGGGATCTGTATTGTCATCTATACTAGAGGTACCTGCAACACCACTTTGTTGGAAGTCACTAAAACCTGCCATTAGAATCCTCCCAGAATTGCGGACACCGTAGCTTTGTCGTTAGCGTTGGGAGAGCCAGTAGCCACAACATTAGCTAGGCGGAAGTTTTTGGCGTTGACTTCGAAGTTGATCACAAAGCTTACAGTCGAAGACGATACCTTCTTAAACAACATGTCGGACATTGTAAGTGTGCCAGACGACAATGCTGAGGTTTGCAACGTGTAGAACGTGGAACCGTCGTCACTAGCTTCGATGTTAAACTGGATACCAGTGCCAGCGTTGCGAGTGTAGGTCACGTAAAGGCTGACCTGGTTGTGATTGGCGCAATCGATAGATGTGCCTGCTGCAACCGCACTGTTAATAGCTGTAGCGTTGAATCCTGTAGCGGTAGCTGCTACAGGTTTAGTTAGTTTCAGTCCTCTTACTGCCATTGTTATTCTCCCCCGCCGCCCATGTATTCCAGTGAAAGTGTAGCATTATCTGCAACGTACATCCAGATTGTAATTTAGAGCAACAGTATTTAATCCATTCTATTTGTCGGCCAGGGAAATCACCGGGGTTGGACCCCCCTGGCCTAGCCCCCTCTAAGGGGAGCGTTAGTCGATTTGTTTGCCCTGGAATACACAAAGTATTCCACCGTTATCAAAGGTCATTGTTTTTGCGGTGGTGTTTGTAACTACCACTTTAATTAGATCGTTTTTATATATACTAACTGGACCTGAGTTTAAATTAAACAAAGTAAAAGTAGTTGTACCGTTGTATGAAAAATCCCCTGATATAGCCGCATAACTCACACCCGCATTAGTGCTTCTTTGGATTTCAACAGTAGACAGTAAATTAGAGTCAACAGCGTGTGTAGTTTTGATTCGTACAGAAAACTCATAAATCCCATCTCTGGGTACAGTATATACCCCTGTCGAGGCGTTATAACCTTCCCCTATATCAAAAGAGGGTGCATTGGCTTTGTCATCAAACACTACAGTGTAGGAGGCTGAGGCTGCTACAGTGGGGGCAGAGGCGGCACGCACTGCTGCTCTAAAACTAGGAGTAGCATTAACCAGGCGGGCGTCATTGATGTACATGTTCCCGGTGTTATTGGCCCTAGTGAATACAAACTTGCACCACTTGGTAGCCGAGTTAAGCTTGAAGGCTTTGGTCATCTCGGTCCAAGTAGTTACGTTTAGCGTGGTGGACAAATCATTCTCTAGGGTATGGTTTGCAGGGGTTGTGCTTTTATCCCCTTGATATTCATACACTTTCATACTGAAGTCAGCACCTGTGTTATCTGTTAACACATTCGCTAAAGCTCTAACCACCCCACCAGCTGGGACAGGGAACAGATCAGTTTCTATGGATGCTGAAGACGAAGTACCTGACGGGCTCTTGATAGACGCTACGCCATTTAAAACCAGGTTGTTGCCGTGACCTAACTCTCTTTGAAAATCAGTACCCCAAGTCCCTGATGTTACATTGAAACCAAAAGGTGCTCGATGGTTGGACTGAGCCGAACCAGAATTTTCGATATGCTCATGCCAGCTGCCGATATCCCCAAACGGGTTATACTGCACCATGTCAGAATAGTTGGCGTCACGATGCGATGCGTTATTCCCCCGAGCTACAAATGTAACGACATTACTCATAGGGGTGTTTACGACACTAGATGAAGCGTCCTGTGTATCAGGGTTAATAGACAGGGTTCGAACTCTTTGGCAGCAGGCAAAGTAATACGTTGTTCCCGGTATCAAACCAGCAACAGTAAACGTAGAGCCTCCGGTACCTACATAGGTACCCCCTTGCTCAAAAGGAGTGTGGTCATTTTGAACCGCGTTAGATACCAAAGCCCCTGAACTTGTAGACATAAAATAATGCCCACCTACATCCCACATATTTCGTACCTGTGTAGAGTGCTCTATAGCTGGGCTCATGTTCAGTGTTGCGGTATTGCCTCCCCCATTAAGTAACCCTCTGCCACCAGTTACTGCAATAGATGTAATATCTATGGAGCCCGAACCAGAAGGCAATGCGTTAGCCAATGTGAAGTAATAGTTATCAGCAGTGCCATCGTTGTAAAAACTAGAGGTAGTTACAGATTCTACAATGTTAGTATGAGTCTGTGTACCACTATCTGTATAGGTTAGGGTAACCTCCCTACCAGGGAACACTTCGCTTATCAGAGCATTCCTAGCGGCATCGTTTCTAGTGATCACCTTTTTAGCTGAGTCACCTTTAGTAAACTTGTACAGACCTGTAAGGTTGTAGTTCGACACTGCGGCAACGCTGGCATCCGCCACAACTTCTAGAACTGGGGCATCTAAATCTGTGTAGGTTACAGAAGATGTGGCACCTCTTAACCAACTATTAATACCTCCAGATGGTTTACCTCTACAGGTCATAGAGGTAGTAGCCCCGCTACCAGAGATAGAGTGTTTCAAACTGTATAAAGCCAGGGATTGATCTGAAGTATAGTGGTCGTCGTTGGCTTCAAACTTATAGTAATCCCCTACCTCAGCAGCCCAGAAGTATGGCATTTCTACCTCTTGGACTATTTCAGGATCTTGCAAATCCTTTAAAGCCATACGAGCTAGACGGTCTGCTTCTACCTGTGTACCGATCATTGAGAGGGTGCCTTCGTTACCAGCAAGCCGCATAGATCTTCTTCCGTACTTAGCTATCGACGAAGCATTCTCTGCGTCCACATGTCTCCGGTTGGAAGCTACCCACTCATCCCCATCTCGAATCGTTTCGTTATAATGAACCCTGACATGGTTTCTAATCCTAGCCTGGCTTACCGATACAGATTCAACATTGTAGTACAAGGAAGGGTTAAAGGTAAAATCAACGTTAGTTGAAACCCTGTCTCTGTGTGGCAAAAATAAAGTAGGGACAAAAGCACCGTCAGATGTAGCATCTATAGCATTACCAGTATCTACTTCATCGTTCCACTTGAACCTAAAATCCCATCCAATCTCATTAGCAACTTCTCGACAGGCATTCATAAGGTTCTTGTCAATCACCTTGAAGTTGTGAGTAGGGATATATTGGGGCCTCTCATCAATAGTAAAAGAATCTCCAGACCTATTACCCCCACCAACCAACTGGTCTTGCACTTTCATGGAAGTGTCACTGGTAATCTCATCCACTATTGTAGCGAAAGGTGTCCCACCAGAATCTAAAGTAACGCCCTGACCTACAGCCAACTCGGTTGTAAATTTCGTACTTGATCCGGTAACAACATTTGTATCTTCATTTATAGATATAGTACCCGTACCAGTTTTAGCCGATACAGTGTTAGAGGAGAGTAGACTGGTATCATCCCCTGTCTCTGTATAGAGGTAGTAGTCTACATTGTTATGTGTATAGACTGCGGTACCGTCAGCAGCTGTAGTGTAAGCCTCGTTGTTCGAAGCCATAATTTGCTGGATAATTTGAATAAGGCTTAATGTATTACCAGTATCTACCCCACCGTTACCGTAACTTGTGAACTCACCGCCACTATCTCTGGGTGGGTAAATCATCCACCAGTCTTGGTACCTGCCCCCTAAATCCCTACAATTTATACTTACAATAGAGTCACCCCAATCGATGTCATCTATGTAACCTCGGAACACTTCTTTCCAATCACTAGATCTGGGGGATTGGTCCATAGCTGTAGTAGCCGTCTCAATAACTATTTTACTTGCGATATCTAAAGCAGGGGAAGATACACCGTAATTCAAATTTGGAATGGACGATGGAGCCAGAGGGGCCAGATTTAATTCTTCGACTTGTCTAACCAAATTAATAGAAGCAGTCCTTACGGGGTTATCCAAATCATCAGTAATCTCTACTGACTCTATCCAGTTAAACCCTCGATAATCAGACAGGTCTATGATGTTGGAACCAGAGTTTTGAACTATATCTAAACTGGAGCCAGCAGTCATATCCTCAGTAACAGTTAGAGAAGTGTTCGAATCTATTGCAGATACAACCCTGCTTTCAGACCCTACGGTAATCTCAGAACCTACTGATAACTGTTCTAAAAACTTACTACCTGTTGCCGTAAGTGTTGTTAAAGACCCACCCGCCACTACCCCTGAACCACTACCAGTTAGGGTTTGACTCGTTGACCGGAAGTTCCCTGTGTACGCATTACCGTTAGTAACAGGACTAGACCTATCCACCCGCACCCGTACATGCACTGACCTGTTGGCAGATTGATGGATGTTAGTTTGTGCTGTCGTTAAGGTTCTCATTACACTTCCGTCAACGTGAAGGACAGGCGTTGCATTATCCTACCATTAGTTTGGATATACTCAGAGTTACCTACTTGCCCTCTAACAGTTACCAGGTTTTCTTTAGTTATATCGCCAGTCATCTTTAGGTTAGGAAGAGCGCCCATCTCTTGTCCAAAGTTATACCAACCTAAGACCATATCAGTGGGAGCTGCGTAGGGTAGCAGTTGCACATCGTCTATCCTGTCAGGCCATCTCAAAGATGAGCTGAGAGGGTAAACACCTAATTTTATATTGGTCCAGCTTGAGGGGTCTGGGGTGTGTGATGTCGTAGCATAAGCTTGAAGAACCCCATTGATATATAAGTATTGGTTGTACTCACCGGACTCTGCGTTTCTTCTAATAACCGCCGTAACCATTTTGAAACTACCGTCAAATGGATCTGAAATACTAAGGTGGCTAGTTTTATCAGACGAACCAGATGCATCTACAGCGGATATTTTGTAGTTCAACTTGTTGTCCGAAGTAGTCCTGTATAAACGCACGCTGTTTCTATAATAGTCAGTTTTGTACATATTGAGTAAGTACTCAGTAGCACTAGGAGTAGCTGCGGTATCTGTCCAAACATTGAAGGTCAGGTCTTGTTGAGTCTTAATCATCTCAGTAGGGTAATCCGAATATATACCCGTACCTACTAACCTAGATTTTCCTGAGAACCCTGTGGGTACAGTGGAGCTGTAACTACCTCCAGCGTTTGTAGCAACAGGCGAAACATTTTTAGTCGAGTATGTAGTGTCGTCCATCGTGAACAACTGACCCTCACCTCGAATCAAACCACCATAAGCCAAGGCTTCTTTCTCTGTGAGGAAGGACGATATAAATGTCCATCTGCGTTTGGTGTAGCGCACATCTTGATAATGCCCTCCCGCTACACTTCTAGCTGAGGCACCCGCTGTATCTAAAGACTCAGAACCACTGTTAACTTCTATGGGTATCTCAACACCATTGAGTTTAAGGAAAGCCATTATGACTCCTCCAACGCAATAGAAAGCTTTCGCATGTTAGATGAACCGTTGGCTTGTATAACCTCCTCAGAACTTACATACCCGTAGAAGAGTGTAGTTAACGTATCGTCAGGAATACAGTCTCCATCTACATAGACTTTAGGGAGAGGAGACATAGCCTTACCCATTGCATGCCAGGCAGATACTATGTCGGATGTTGCAGCGTACGGAACTACCATTACCTCATCGATGTAGCCACCTGTGTACTGACTCCCACTGGCACCATCGTTACCAATAGCAACAACAAAACTTGAGCTAGATAAATCTGGAATTCTGCAAGTAGTTGTATTGGACTCAGAAGCAGCTGATGCGGCATTGTAGTATAACTCTTTACAACTCTCACCTGTTTCTGGGTTAGTTCTCAAAACAGCAGTGAACATATGAAAGTTACTTACACCTGTCCAAACTGTTGTTTTTGTAAGAGAGTGAGAACCTGCACTGTTTGAGGTAGTAAATATTATACTATCAACGCCACCACCCCTAGCGAGTTGAACGGTATTATCACCTTGATCTGCATAGAATATATTACCCGTGCCACTAGTTGCGTCTGATGCCCACACGTTAATAGTTAAATCAGTTAACCCTGTGACTACACTTGATGGGTATACAAGGTGAGTTCCAGCATCTAATGACTTGTTGAACTTTACGTGAGTGCTTTCCTGAGCATTAGCCGTAGAGGTTGTCGGCCCCACCCCTCGGCTGCTGTAGAGGTACTCGGCAGTAGAGTGCCCATCGAATGACCAGTACTCCCCCCGACCTCGAACCAAACCCTCAACAGCAGAAGCCTCCATCTCAGAAAGAGGGATAGTTGTGAATTCCACTATTCGTTTGAAACCATAGCGAACGTTGACAGGAGAACCGTCGTAACCTTTCTCAAAGGAACCTACTTCTTTAGTAGTTACCGATAAGGAGTCTAATTCAATGGGGACCGTGTACCCATTTATTCGCAACATTGTCACTATCTAACCCCACTAGGTTTCCCCCGTAGCGGGGTACCACTCCTTACCATAGAGTTCCACTCTTGCTCGCGTGTAAGTTTTCTCATGAAGTCTTTAGTGTCCGCCACTTGGACAACCATACTTTGAATTACCACTCCACCCGCAACCCCTCCACGAGGGATAACCTGCTCACCAGGAGAAAGCATAGCTGGTACAGAGTCCCCGAAACCAACACCCGGTACTACACCACCGTGCTGGAAGTGGATTAATTCACCTTGAGGGCCAACCCTGGTTGTCCTGCCAGTCCCCATGGTGTCTCTAATAACTTGTATAGTATCACTCAACGCAGCTTGGAATGCGCGAAGGTTTGCCTTGAACCCAGCTGGGATATTACCCGACTTCTTTAACTCTTCGTTTAAGTTCTTGAATTCTTCTCTGGTGTCCCTTGTCTCTTCACCAAGCTTGTCCATCTCATCGATAGCGTCAAAGACTGCATTCGGGTCCATCCGTTGTAAATCTACAACGCCGAAAGTAATAGCATCTAAAGCGTCCGCTAAAGCGTTGTATACTTTAGCAATAGCCCAAACGATCCCACCTATTACATAACCAATCCCTTTGAAGACAAGCATCAAAGCTTTTGTAGCTAGCTCAAATACTTTTAGGACAGGGGTAAGTGCTTTTATAGTTACACCTATTATAAAGAACAGCGCACCAAAGGCTTTCAAAGGACTCAAAAATACATCCAGTACACCCACCAAACTTTCAAATATGGTATTTAGACCTATACTTAAAACTTTGAATGATTGAGTCGAGGTAGCCATTTGAAGAAGCCCCGCAACTGCCCCCATCATAGGGTTACCAGTAGCGGCGGTTACTTGAGCAAATGTTGATACAGTACTACCAAACTCTCCCATAGACCCCATGGCCGTGTCAATCATCCCACCTATAGCGGAAATCTCAGGGACGTTTAAACCTTGGATTTCATCTAAAACAGCAGATCCCGCAGACTCAAATAAAACAGTAGCGGTGTTTATCATAGGGTTAGCTAGTGCAGCTTCAATCTTTTTGTTTTGGCGAGTGCCTCCGTAGTACCTAAAAGAGAGGGGTCCGCGCTCATCTGCCCCCACTCCCCCACCTGTAGTAAACTCATTCAACATGAACTTAAAAGAGTTGACACCTCTTTGAAAAATTTCACCGTACTGTCTTATTGTGCTCTGTAATTCTACAGCTGCCCCATTAAAATATTGTTCTAGAGCAGACATTACATTTCGAGCAGCCTCTTCACCTCGTTTTTCCAGAAGCTCCTCGTTCTTTAACCCTGTTAGAATACTGTTGAAAGCTACACGTGCCGTTTGCTCTAAGTTAAAATTATCTACTGCGGATGCGCCTATAGCCAAAGCTACTTTGAACTTCTCATTAATTTTACCAATACCTTCAGTTAGGATATTGTCTATATCTAAAAGCTCGTTTTGTTTCTTCAACTCTAGAGCACGAGCCCTTGCTAAAGCTAACTCGTCGTCTGAAGAACCGTCAGGGTTTCTAGCAAGAAGGGGAGGCACCCCTGGTTGATCTCTGTACAGCAAAGATTCAGCTTTACGTGCAGCAGCTTTCCTAGCCTTCGCCGCCCTGCTTTCCCGCTCCTGGCTGTACATTTCTCCAGCTTCGACGCCATAGATACCACCTAAGGCCATACCCCCCAAAGCACCAAAGAAAGTCCCCGCTGGCCCAAGCATACTCCCAGCCATACCACCGGCAGCACCTCCAGCAATAAGACCGGATAACCCCATTCCATCCCCAAAGAAAAAATCACTCATCTTATCAAAGGGGAGACCTTTAATTGCTAAAGCTAAGTCATTAAACTTTGTAACTAAAAAAGTCAGAGGACCTAAAAGAGATTCACCTATGTTCTCTCCTAGGGTTTTAACTATATTACTCATCCTATCGAGCTGCTTATTTAGCGAATCTCGAATAGTATCTGACTGTTGCTGGATTGCCCCATCTGCACTATCTAGTGTACGTAGAAACTCTTTAAAGTCTCCAGTACTTCTTGTTAGGGCTGTTACTGCTCTAGCTGAGTTACGGTTAAAAATTGTAAAAGAGTCACCAGCTGTCATATTAGCGTCAGCTAACTGCTGCAATATTACCCGAAGGGGTAACATTTTATTCTCTGTTTCATGGGTAACTATACCCATCTCAATTAATTTTCGTTTAGCTTTGTCAGTAGGGTTGGATAAATCCATCAACATTGCTTGAAGGGCACGCCCCGCCAAACCAGCTTCAAGACCTGTTTCACCTAATAATGATAAAGCCGTAACGACTTCATTCATTTCAATTCCAGATGCCTGAGCAATAGCACCTGTAAACTTAAACCCTTCACCTAGACCAGCGATGGATACGTTGGCATTAGCTGCGGCTTTAGCTAATACATCAGAAACAGCTTCTAAATCTTTAAGCTCTAATCCGTATGACTTTAAAACCCGGATAGATAAGTTAGCTGCCTCTGATACAGATATACCACTAGCGGTAGCCAGGTTGGCTACGTGCTTTAATGCTTCACCTACTTCACCGGCTTGAAAACCTGCACGACCTAAAACGGTTGAGGCTTTTAACAGGGCTACAGATGTATGCTCCGTAGCTGTTGAAACAGCCTGTACAGATTCTTTTAGATTTTGAAAGTCTGCGGCAGACCCGGATGTAATTGCCTGAACTTCACGAAAACGTTCTTCAAACTCAGCAGCTGTACCTGCTAAAACCTGAATACTTTTACGTAATACGTCCAAGCCTTTTAAAACAGGGGATACTTGAAAGGCTTGGAATGTTTTACCTAAAGCTCCAAGGGGGCCACCCTGCCCAGATAATTTTTGGAGAGAGCCGAATCTTTTTTCGACCCGAGCCATTGTTTTCTGAAACTGAGAATCGTCCCCAGTAATGACCGCGTTTAACTCAGCTATTCTTGCTTTGCTTGATGCCATTCTTTACCAGGCCCTTTTTCCCAGAAAGCGTCCTGCTCTCTCTTTTCTATTTCTTCATCAATCTGATCTAAAACAGATCTCGTTGATTTTATCTTCTGCTTCTTACCTCGTAACTTACTAGGTGTGACACGGGTACCCTTCTTCACATGAGGTTGAACACATACTGCGGCATGCCAAGCTAACATATCCATTTGGATATCTAACTTGTCGTTATACCCTTGGGCATAGTACATGAACTCATACAGTGTGAGTTCCCAGAACTCCGCAGGTTTTAAGCCTAACTTACCTGCTAATGTTAGGAGTTCTCCCCATCTGACTTTCCCTCGTCTTCATCCTCATCCATGTAAGACTGGATCCCTGGAATCGACGAAGCGATAGCAGTGAATACCGAAGTCATTAGGTCTCCTAATTCACCTTCGTAATCATCTAACCATCTTCCTACTTTGGCAGGTGTTAGTTTTTTGTTCTCGTACAAAAGACCTACAAATATTGCGTCTCGGAGAAGTCTCAGACCTACAGAATCTTGGGCCATCAAAGTGACAATACCTTTCCCTGATAGATCTTCTAACTTGGCAATCTCATTAGTTCGATAACGAACTGTTCGGAGCTTACCCCCAATGTTAATGCTAGCCTCTCCACGTGCTGGATTCGCGCTCATAATTTTTTACCCCGGTTAAATGTTAATTACGAATGTAGCCAATCGTATGTAGTAGGCTGTCCACAAACTCTGGCTGACACTGAGATGCGGTATACGTCATCCATTGCCATCTCATGACTGATGCTGGTGATCAAACATTTACCAGCCAGGTATGTGTTTGTACCGTCAATCAGAACTTCAAATTGAAGCTTGCCCCCAGTGTTAAGCGTAGAGTCATCACCTTTTAGTTCTTCCAAACTATGAAGGATATCTCTTACAGGAAGTGCTGAACCTGCATTAGTAGCGGGATACATAATGGTAAAATCCATAGTGATGTCACGCATACCTTGAAAGTAATCTCTATGGCCAGAGTTACCGTACGCTGTAATATCAATTTCAGTGGCACTGTGGCTCATTGAAAAATCTGATAAGTTTGGTACAGCTACCGTGCTATCCCCTTCAGGACCAATTTTAAGTGACAAACTTCTTGCTGCTAGTTCGTTAGCCATTGCTCTTCTCCTTATTTCGTTAGAATCAAATTAATCGACCACAAGTGATGGCCTGAATCGTCTACCCCTAAGTACAACGGATCTGAAGTCGTTGCCCTAGAATCTATATAACTTGCAGTAGGTGGACCCATATCTACTACTGCCATCACGCTCTCCGCTAAGGAAAGCCCCCCGGATAAATCGTTCTTATCTGACCTTACCAGAACTTGTACACCAGGTTTTGATAAACCGCCCTTATTGCCGCCGTCCCCAAAAGCTTCTTTAGCTAAACCACCTCTACCAATAACGAAGACACACGTATGGGGTACGCCGGATGCAGTATCTACTTCCCGCATAGGACCACCAAAGCAGTTAGTGCCCAGTGTCAATGAGCCTACATTGGATGCAATGTATGTAGCTACATCTAACTGAGCTGGCATTACTCTTGGTCCTCGTAAGTTTTATCTTGAAGTGACCCCACAGTAACACCCGTTTGAGCATGCTTTCTTGTAAGCCTCGCCAACCTTTTAGCAGCTCCAGGTAATGATTCATTGTAAGGGCGTTCTAGAAATTTAGATTTAGACCTATGGGTCTCGTGCTGAACAAGAGCGTATTCCACATTATAGCCTAACCCTACTTCAGGCCTTTTGGTAGTTTTAGGGGCAGTAACTTTTGCAGATCTTCTAAGATCCCCTGTTAACCTTGGTGCCAAAGGGACGCTTTTATCCATGATCATTATCCCCTGCTCCAACAAAGCAGCTGCAAAAGCATGAGGGAATCTTTTTTTGATTTGCTTCAAGTTGTGTTTTGCTTGGTCAAACCCTGCCATTTGTGCCCCAATGAGAGCACCTTTCATTCCACCTGAAGCCAGTTTTCTAATTACCGACTTACCTACTTTGGTGTTGTATACTTTAAATCTAAACGCCATCACCGCCCTCAACATCCTCAGAAACTACAGGAGGGTCTACAGGAGAAGGGTCTACTTTACCTTTAGACTTCTTACGAGTTTTCTTTGGTTTAGGTTCTTCCTCTTCCTCTAAGACTGCATAACCTAATTCAATAAAATTAGAGGCGGTTGATTCAGGGATATCATACACTCTATCTTTTTTGTGATACGCGGGTACTTTTGCTGTGTTACTAATAAGAACGTAAGTGTCTAGCATCCTGACTTTCATTTCAGCCTCATAACTCGGTGCGGTAGTAATCTACATTGCCCAGCTCATCAAAGAACTTTTCCACAACCTTTGGTTTAAAACCGTTGTTATCTGAACTGTTAGATACACCAGGCAAGAATACTATAGATGAGAGTTTAATTTCATCTTCGGTTATAACAACAGTAGATATTTGTTTCTCTAAACCTTCGGGAGTTTCTATCGTTTCTGTTTTGTTTTCAACTCTCGCTGAAATAGAAGACGCAGACCCATACGTAATGTCGCCGTAGTTGTTTCTACTTGCGGCGCTCTTGACACTAATGGTCAAAGTCAGCTGACTTTTTAGCTGCGCGTCCATCAGTGTCGATGGTATTCATTGTCCTCATCAAGGACAATTCTATCATCCTGTCCAACCTTAAATCCGGGCTGGACGTTGGATGTGTTTTGGTCGAGTGAATCCTTGCCAGAGATAGTAAGGCCACCGGCAAACACTTCGGCGTGCCGGTTGACCCTACTTCTCAGCATGGATGCACGAGCCTCATACGCCTTGGCTCGTTGACTGGCCTTTACTTTGAGTTCCCCATTTTCAGTATCTGCCTGACGTGCGAACTTGGACGCGATCAATTCACATGCGGTAGCCGCACACTCTATGATCTTTGTCTCAATAGTCAGGAGATAGTCTATCTCTGCATCGGCAAGCAGTTGGTCGCTACTGTTTGTGTCTCCACACCAGAAACGGACTGCCTCCCGATTAGAGTTAGCTGGGTCTCCACCGTAAGTAAAAGCCATGACTCTACCTATTAAGCAGTAGTAGTATTGGTGAAGAAAAAGCCCAATGATGAAGAAACAAGTTTCTGATCATAAGCCATTTCCATCTCAATACGATCTGAGCGCAAGTGATCCATACGGAATCGGCTTACCCGCTGACCCTGATTAGAACCCTGATACCCAGACCACGTAAACGTGTACCCAAGGCTTGGATGCATGAGTGATGGAGTTTTTGGAGCATAAGCTAGAAGAGCATTACTTGCTCCATAAATACGCGAGTAAGATGCAGTTGCACCTTCATTCGCTGTATTTCTAATAGCCCGTGCTACCAAAACTTCTTCAAGACCGAGAAGTGAAGCTAAGAGCTGCTCAGTTGCAACACCTTGCTGAGTGTACTTGATACGATCAAGAACATCAGAGTTGTTCTTCAGCTCTGTAAAAGCATTAACACCGCAAACAAGTTTGTTTGGACGGTAGCCTGTCAACCCTTCTACGGCATCCATTTTTGCTTGGATGTTTTCAATAGCGTTAGCAGCATCAAACTTTACAACACCACCTGTGTCATCATTTACACCGTTTGTATAAGCAGTTTCTGTAAAGAACGTTGAGGCCCAATCAAGCTCACGCTTGAGAAGCATGTGCTGAGTAAGGAACTCAACCGCATCGCGGTTCATATCCAAGGGAGCATCAGCGTTCGCACGTGTCGCATCATCGATATCCTTGTGAAGTGCAATGACATCACAGCTATACGTTGCGGTGCTGAGGTTGTAACCTGATCCCGCAGACTCAGTTCCCGGCGCACGGAGTCTTGCATCTGTGCGGAAGAAATCATCCTGGGTGTAGGTGAAATATTTATCAGTTTGTTTTGCAACAGGAACTGATGGAAAAACTCTATCTGCGATAAAGTTAGACATGTCGTTCTTGAATCCAACACTAAGGTTGGTCAAGGGGGTGTCTACATGAACATCTGTACTAGTTGGCTGTGGCATTTTGAGACTCCTTTACGCTTGCTTGCCGTTTTTCTGAAGAAGAACAGCAACGATGTCTCCGTTGGCTGTGGGATCTTCTAAGGCGACCCCCATCCGAAATGACCCTGTTTCCGTAACCTTACCCGCCGAGTTAGAATCACAGCCGACGTTGTAGCCTGCTCCGAGTCCTGACTCAGTTCCGATATAGAGTTTGGTAACACCGTAAACACAAATAGTAGCAGGCTGACCTGCGGTGGGCTTGTTTTGAAGAACACCGATCGGGTTGGCATTATCACCCGTCAACGCAGCCTTGCCATCCGTATCCACAGCAACAAAGTAGTACTGTTTCGCCGAAAGGTCAGCAGCTGCCTCCAGGGTAATCGTTATTTGGTTTTCTTGAAAAGCCATTTTAAAATCTCCTCGTTAGTTACTCTGAACGTATTCAGTGTAGAGTTTTCGACCTTCATCAGATTTCATCACAACGTCGTATGCTTTCGCATAAGATACGCCGGGATTCTCTGAACAGTGCTTCTGCGCCAGAGCATCAAGCTGATTAAGTGGATCTTTGCCGCCTTGATCTTGAGCAGTCACGCCAGCTTCAACGAAGAGTTCGCTCTTCGAGATAACCTGACTAACAGTCTTGAGAAGACCTTCGATC